ATTTATTTTAAATAGTTGATTTCTAGCTTGTTTGGCTAATTTGAAAAATTAGTATGGATATATGAAGAAGAAAAAAGAGGGGCTTAGAAAGGCTTAGGTTGAATATTTAACTTTTTATTAACTTAACTAAACTTCAATGGTGTTAACTATAGCTAATTTGACAACTTATTGTTAATCAGTTGTTTATGTAACACCATTGAAGCTTGGTAAATTTATTTTATATTGATTATTCTATATGTCGTTTCTCTTTATGATAGCCTTATGTGTTTTTGATAATTCAGAAACACCATACATATCAACGATTGCTTTTTCCTTTAAGCAAAGGCTGATTTTTTCTACGAGATTAATAACTGCTTCATCAACATCACACATAGCGTTATACACTTCGGGTGTGCTTTCTTCCTCAGCATTCTTGCTGCATTCATTCCAAGTCTGGTTAAGCTGCCTTGCAGCATCCACCATTAATTTAATGTCCGTCATATTTTTAAGTTTTAAATGAATATCCTACTAACTGCCTGGCAGAGCCATCCCATTATATAGCAAGGCTCTTCGTCTTTCAAGTCAATACCTAGTGATTCGCAGATATGGGTGACAACGTGGAACATTTCGTGTGTGATAGTGTTCACGAACTCATATTCCGATGTGGTCCTACTGACAGCAACCACGCTCTTTCTACCTGCAAGGTTGGAGTAGGTGAGACCTGTGTTAGGCATTCCACGCAAGCAATGCTCCCTTGCGCTTTCGACCGCCTTTTCTGTGCAGCCTATCTGCACAAGGGAGTTGCATACCTCATCGGTATCTGCTGCTTTCAAACCGTAAAACACAAGAATCCTCCAATCATACTTCTCTAGATATATCTCTTGACTTATCATAAAATATCATCCCATGGAATGCCGATGCCATTATGGTTGCAATCGGCATAAAATCTGTTAAAGATGAAGCCATCCTTCTGGTCGGTATCATCAACCATGTCTTTCACGAACAAAGCCATGTGAGCTTCGTCCTCGATGGAAGACTTATAGAAATCAGCCTTAACCATGTTTGCCACATAGACATGATCATAGCCTACATTATTTTCAAGCGTCACTCCCTGCTTGGTAAGGATGGATTCAACCTTATCCTTATCCATATAGTCAACCTCCTCATCCTTTTTGGTGACTGGGTTGTATTTTCTCATCTGACTGACTGCCCATTCGCAAGCCTTCTTGTTGAAGTGCCAGCCATTATATCTCAGATATGCTATCATTCCTTCTGGCTTCATATCGTAAGCATCCAAAGGCATTCTACATTTTCCCATAGCTCTTTCTTTTAAGGGTGGCAGGGAAAAATCCCCACCACCGAATTAAACATTAGTAACGTCCACCGCCACGGCGACCATAGTAGCGTCGCTCTCCATAGCGGTCTTCGTCACGCCAATCTTCATCGTCCCACTTGTCACGATAGTCTGGCATTGGCATACGATTACCCATACGCTCGCGCTTCAAACTATCCAAGCACTTCATAACCTTGCCACCTGCTCGAACCATTTCCTCGCAGTTGTCAACAAGCTCATCGAACTTGTTTTCCGTAATTTCTACCATATATCCCATAGCAATTATTTTTTAAAATTGTTACCGCTCAAAGCCTTAGACAGCATGGATTCAATATTGGATAGCGTTCCCTTCATGCCGCTGACCTCTGATTTGAGGTTATTGATGTCTTTTTCCTGCTGCTTTTCCTTAGCAATCTGTGGGTTGATTCTAGTGAGCATTTCCTCGCAGGAGCTTATAACTCCATTGTGGTAATCTACACTTTCCACGACTCCCTTTGAATGTCGCAACATAGCATCAATCTCTGCGCACATAGCTTCTCTGCTGTCACTGACAACAACACCTTCATTGCCGAAGTTCACTATCTGTGCCGTAGATGGCAGCTTTTCGAAATTGACCTGCTGGTCTTCTACTTGTACCTTAACATCAACGGTCGTCTCCAATGTCGGAGTCTGTCCTGGCACGTAGCTAGGATATTTCTGCTGAGGATTGCTGACCGATATTACTTGACCGATTCTTAGAGTCGGCTTTTCTCCTCCCTTGTCTAAGATGTAGAAGAGAGAAGACTGTCTTAGTCCTTGAAACATTTTCTTTCTCTTTTAAAGGGGCAGACTTTTCAGTCTGTCCCATAGTTAATACTCTGTTAGCCGCCTGTAGGCTGCTGAAACCCAAGCAGTCGGATAATACCGCTCTTCTTATTGATGTATGCCAAAGCCTCCGTAGTTTCAGAAACGCTAGCTCCCGTCACTGCATTTCCCGCATGATCAACAACTGGCACCTTTGTTGTACCGGAAGCTGTTCCGCTAGTGTTGGCAGTTCCGTTAACAGTGGTAGAGCCACTATTTGGAGTTACGATTGTGACAGGAAGTGTCGCACTTGCAGCGGCAACTCCTTGATGTATCTTCAAGAGTACAATGCACTCGCAAGGCAAAGCATTGTAGTAGCAAGGATTGATACCATAATCAACACTAGCATCTGTGACCTGTTGAGCATTTGTCTTCAGTTCATAGATACCTCCTACATCAATACGTTTGATTTGGTTTCTCTGACCGATTGGAATAAATGGATTGAATGGATATAAAGGGAACATAGTTACCTCCTTTCCTAACAACCGCATCCTACAGTTGAACGAGAAGCCGCTACATCACCTGCATAAGCTCCCATGGCGGCAGCAGTATAAACGTCCTTGTTGAATACTCCGTACTGAGGGTACTGAACACTGATGGTATTAGGCAACTTGCACTTGATACCAGCCACCTCCGCCTGCAGTGCAGCCAAAGCTGCATTTACTGGTGTGATGACCTGCGCCTGATAAGACTGCAAAGCCTGTGTCTGATGCTCGTTTGAAATCTGAGCAAGCAGAGCACTATTCTTCTCTCTCAAAGCATCGAGCTTATCCTGCATTGCCTGTGTCTGCATCTGATCCAACTTAGCCAAGACAGACTGATTGTTAGCATCTGCCTTGTCACGGAGCATCAAAGCATTGGCGTTTGCCGTATCATTGATGGCGTGAGTCTGCTGACAGATAGACAGCTTGAGGTTGCCATCCATTGCAGTTATGGCGTTATTGGTCTTGCAGCAGCATTCAGCCAACTGGGTAGCGATAGCGTTGTTACCCTGCATGATAGCAGTCAAAATCTGATTAGCATTCATGCCCATCTGATTGCCGAGGTTGCAAATCTGCTGACCTAAGCCATTGATTGCAGCCATGACTGCGTCACTTGATGTGTTGAGGGCTGTAGCCAAGCTCTGAACATCAAAGCCGTTGCGCTGAACTGCCTGCATGATAACGGCAGTATTGGCATCATTGTTAAGCATTGGCATAACGCCACCCTGTCCATTAGAACCCATGCAGCGATTACCTCCGAAGAGTCCCATACCATTATTGCCCATAAGGATGAACAACAAAAGGATAGCAAAGATGTCTTCACCCCAACCATTTCCGTTTCCACGGTTGTTCAAGAGTGCAATAAGACCTGGATCAACACCCTGTCTCTGCATGAGTGCAGGAAGCATAGCCAAGATTCCATTAGAGCCTGTGCCGCTTGTGCCGCTCTCTGGATTGAACACGTAAGTTTTACTTTCCATATCCCGAATTTTTAATTTAACCTTAATATTTAACTAACACTTTTTGTAACGTTACGTGTGCAAAGTTAGAAAATTGTTTTGAAATAAGCTATAAGACTATCATAGTTTTCGTTAGTGACTATAAATCAGTGGTTTATGGTGATAGTAGGTAGTATCATTTTTTATCCTCTTAGAACGAAAGAATTTACTTTGCAAACAAAAAGGCGACCACTCTTCACGAGTAGCCGCCAAGTTATCCGAATACAATCAAACACCTAACCTAAAAACTTACTAACTAAAAACTTTCTAACTAAGAACCTTTTCTTTTTACACAATATAATAGGTATATTACAATGATAACTAAACAAAAGCAGAATACCTGCCCTATCTGAATATAAATCTTCTGAGCCGCCGTAAGTGGCTTTTCTATCACCTTTGTAGTACTATCGCTTGAAAGCTTGATACTCGATAGCGAATCAAGTCTATGACGATAAATAGCAACGCTATCCTTCAGTGACCTATAATGACTGATGCTGTCCAGTAGCTTCTGAACCTCCTTCTCTGTTCTCACATGACTCTCATAGTGGAATCTATCTTCGCCAATTTTGTTACCTTGCGCATCGAGCCTTGTCGCTGTGCTATCCTTAATATAGCTGCTATCTTTCGTACTTCTTTCGCTCTCGCGCTTCTGATAACGAAGCCACTGATCGAAGGTGTATGCCATGCGGGCAGTGAAAAGCGAATCGAACTTCCTTTCATTCAGCTTGTCTTTTAAATACGTCTGTTTAGTCACAGTCTTCGGAGTTCCGCAACCGATAATAAGCAGCGAAATGTATATTGCAATCGTTATGCTTACAATCGTTTTCCAAAAGTTGTAGTCGTACCATTTCATCATTCATTCAATTTTAAGTGTCCGTATGTGATATAGCTTACTCTTCGCAACCAGCCGTCAAGGAAGTCTTTCTGTGCACCTTTGGCAATGCTCTTAAGATAATCTTCTCTTGTTTTTTTGAATCTCTCAAAGAGTCTCTTACCATTAGATTTATTGATTGCGAATAATGTTTTGTTCCCGATAATACCATCTGCCGTGATACCTAATGTCAACTGGAGATAGGTTGCTGCTCTTTTGACTCCACTATTGTAAGCAAAGTCAACCAGCATATTAGCTACGCTCTGATCCTGGATTTTGTCTGCTTTGCAGGCATTCCAGTAGTTCTGCTTAAAAACCCGATGAAAATCGTCCTTGGTGAGGAGCTTTACATCTTCCTCATTCAGAACACCATCGCCATTCTTGTCATACCCGACCCTTCTCCAGGTTGCAAGGGTGATGCCGTATTTTGTTGGACCGCCCTTATCTTTCTTGTTGTTTGTGTATTTGTCCGTCTCCCAACTGAGGATAAACGGAACGAGTTTTTTTGAATCTGCCATACTTACTCCTCCTTATTATAATCATTATCTTGAATCAGACAGCCAAATGCGAGAATTGCTCCCATAATAGCTACCACCATTATAATCGCTAACAACATCATTTCTTTTCCTCCTTTTCTGCATAATTTAGATAGTCCGACAAATATGGAATCTTCTCGATAAACTTGAAGCGCATGAGATAATAGAGGAAACTCACTACATACCAAGGTGGGGTATCCTTCTTGAATATCTGTTTCAAGTTCTTAAGAATATTGCATCCGTAGAACCATAATACTAGGTACGAGATAAAGGAAACGCATTGAACGGAACCTTCCATCTGTCCTTTGAATCGCCCGATTGCATATACTGCTGCACAAAGGACGAAGAACACGGTAGCGTGACCGATGCACACAACTGCTTTCTTTAACTCGAAGTTCTCTCCCTTTGCAATCATACCGCTAAGATAACCGAATATGAAGTTAAGAGTGAAGACGATCATAAGCGAAGATAACTCGCCTTCAATCGGTTTAAGATAGGCGAGGAGTGCAAGAACTACGCCTACAACAATATCTTTAATTCTATCTGCCATAAGATAACTATTTGATGATTAAACAATAACGCTGCAAATATACAATAAAATATTTAATCATCAAATAGATTTCCCGAAAAAGTGCAAAACTTTATGCCTTCATATAAACGCATATATAATTTCCTCGAAATATTGTATATAATTGTATATAATTTCCTCGAAATATTGTATTTTTAAATCCACGAAATCTTGGAAGTCAGAGTGACAGTTGCAAAAATTGCAACAGTCACTCACGCAAACTGAAACAAAAAAAGAGAGGCAATCACTTACCTCTCTTACTCAACTTGTAAGGAACACTTACATGTTCAACTATTATTTTCTTTTCTTTTTAATGAAGTGCAGAATATCCCATTTCTTCCAATACCTTGTGTGCCCTCGCTTCTTGCATTCGCCATTCGGGATTTCGCCCTTAGCCACCATGCGGTTCAACGTTGCATCAGAAACGTGAAGCTTCTCCTTGACTTCCTCGGTGCTCAACATAGGGTTAAGAGCATACGGCAGATAGTTCTCACAAAGGTCTTCTATCTCATCGCTGCTCATTCCGCAAGCAGTTACCTTCTCCCCTCTCTTCTCTTGCTCGTCTGCTCGAAAACAAGAATCCGATAACGATTTTAATAACACTCCCAAGGTGTGATAACCAAATAACTTTCCCATATCATTATAATCTAGAGATTAAACTTTGACAGCCCTTGCCTGAGAAATACTTATCGGCAAAACCATATACATAAAATATAATGGTCATTACAAGTATTACAACATTAGCTTCCACCATTTCGTTGGTGGTAAAAACATTCCAGTATACGATATGAATAGCATTTATCCCAAATAGATAGATTATCATCGGAATACGCCATCTGTAGCAGAGCCAAAAGAATCTGCTCGCAATTATAAGTACAAGCGGATGGATGTAAACGGAAAAATAGATAAATGCTGCCGATACCCAATTCTCCTTAAACCATACGCACATTTCTTTTTCATGAGACGCAAATGTTACCATGCATGCAATATGAAAAAGCATGATAAACAGAGGCATCACTTCACAATAATACTTAAACCAAGTGAGTAGCTTTATGCTGTAGCCTCTACCTGCAAGGATAATGACGTTTATCATTTCGCTAACGTCCATGTCCTTAAACATTACTCTTGACAACTGTACAACACCGACTGATTGAACTAACCGATGGACTTCATCTTCTTCCTCTTTAGTCATAAATTCTTCTCCTTTTGTTTTTGGGGTTATTATTTATTCTTAGTTCCTTATTCTTAATAATAAGGAAAGTTCTGCAAAAATAAACAATATTGCACAATTCCGTTCGTTTTGCGCAATATTTTATTGTTAAACTTTATAAAAAGTAACAATCTGAAAGTAATAAGTCACAAAAATAGCGTTAGAACGGCTTTCTTGCCAAATTCTAACGCTATTTCTATATCTACTTATCAGTGTTTATCCTATCACAACCTCAAGGCTCTCCATATCGGCGAACTTCAAGCCGCAATCTTTCGCTGCCTTGAAAAGCTCTTTCTCGTCAACATCCTCAATAGCTACCTCTACCTCGGCATTGGCAAGGTCTGAGAAGTACTTCTCGGTCTTCTGCTTCTGATTGTAGAAGTACTCATTAACCTCCGCAAACTTGGCTGAATCGTCCTTGGTGTATTCGTAGCCCTCATCGGCGTGCTTCTGCTCTAGCTGCTGGCACTCCTGGAGCTTGCGCTGCATCTCCTCGAACTTATCATCCTTCAGGCTCTCCTGCGCTTCCTCCACATCCTTGTCGTAGGTATCGGCTACGTGGCGCAGAGCCTTCATATTCTTCCAAACTCGCATAGCGGCATCATCGCTCATTGATGATGTCTTCAATGCCTTCAATGTTCTGTAGGCTGCAACAGCCTCGATTGTCTTAATCTTCTTCATAATTGTTTCTTTATTTTTATGTTTAAACTTAATTCATTTTCTCATTTAGCCTTGCATTTCCGAATTAGATAGCAAAAGTATCTGGTCAACAAATGTATTTGCTGCGTAAAGCATGGCTTTATAACTTTTCCCTTCCAGTAAGGCATAGCTACCTATATCAACTGTGATAATCTCATTAGGCGCAATATCTTTGTTGGCTACAGCCCTATACTCGCCAAATTGGAAAGCAGTCGTTTGAGTACTTGTAGAGAACCTAATATCAATATAGATTCTTTTATATGTCGTAGAACCAACATTCTTCAATGTAACCTTTTGGGTTAATGCCTGATAACTTAACTTCAAGTCTCGCAAGTAAGCATTCTGAGTTGTTTCTATTATCACTTCGTTTGGTACTGCTGTAGGAATTGGATACCAACTTCCTGCTACAAAATTAGGTCTGTTACTGTTGTCATACTTAGCCGTGGAAAGAAAAGGAATGGCAACGTAAGTTCCTGTAGCTAAATTAGAACCATTTCCACCGATTTGCACCTGAAAATTACCATTGCTTACAGTGTTTGATTCTGTCCTAAAATAAACAGGTTTCCCACTTTTGAACAGAGCGAAGCCGAAATAACAATCTTTCGTTATACCAATATCTTCGAGGTTAACTCTATCATCCTCACCTACGGAAGGCTGACGGAATCCACAAGACCCCGACACACCTCCATTGGTTGTTGCCCTTGCTGTAGCAAGAAAACCAAAAATTGGACTAGTAGCTCTACTATTGTATCCCCTAAAATCACCCAAGCGATAAGGCTCTGCACTTCCTCCCGAAGGTCTCTCATACGAATATCCGTTATCGTGATTTTCGTCACCATCTATAAAATAAGCATTGTACAAAGACTCTAGAGTGTTATAGCTTGGAACAGAAATTCCATAGTTCCCGTCCCTAGCCTTATACCAATTATCGGGAAAAGGTGAAGGGTAACAGGTTGGTTTGTATTTTGCCCACATATTTATCTTGGCGGACTTGCACAGTGTGGCAACATCATTACTCGGTTCTCCCAGCACCGACTTAACATCATCGATGGATATGGGGGGGGTGATTTTTCCGTTATTTACACTCATATTTCTTTCTTATTTTTAATATAGTTACACTTCTTTTTATATCTACTACATATCGGGCATAATACTACTAAATGGTAAAAGACCCTTTACAACCCAAGTGCCATTTGCTATCACGTATATCTTATACGATTTTCCACTTGTAAGATTTGTGAATCTGACAGTCTTGGTTTCACCTGCATTCATCGTTCCTACCGTATTCATATACTCTCCTACGACCATACTCTGTCCCTTGGACGGGTCGGTCTGATATACGCAATATACAGCAACATTTTTTACTGTAGTGGCGTTATTCTTCATCTTCAGCGTTACGATGATTCTACCAAGCTTCTGCTCTGCCATAATCTGTGCGAAGTTGCTTGCAACAGCTTGTGACTGGCTGATGATGGAGAGCTGCTTGCCTCCTGCGAGGTTTGGGATGGCGTAACAAGTCATCTGATGAAGGGTGTGGTCACTGGAGTAGTTGAATGAGCAGAACATCGGAAAGGCAAGGTAATCGCCTACCTGAAGGGCGTTCTTGGGCAGCGGCACGGTGAATGTGCCCACGCTGGATGCCGTGGTGATGTACATAAGAGTGGACTTGCTCTTGTCAGTGATGATGTAGCCGAAGTACTTATCCTTGAATGCGGCGAAATCGAAATAGCTTATCTGTAAGCCATCTACCGATACGATATTGTGTTCCGTGAGTATCTGATTGGTATCACTCTCACGGATGAACACGTTGGTGGATAGATAGTCCTTCACTTCGGGATTCGCATTGTGAAAGTAGCCTCTGAAATCACCCAAGCGGAATGGCGCAGACGCACCGCCAGTTGGCTTGTTATATAAGGTGGTATAGCCATTATTGGTCTTGGAGTATTCTGCCACAAGGTCTTTCCAGTTGCTCTTGCCGTTTTCTACCGTAATATTGATGCCGTAGTTGCCATCCTTCGCCTTATACCAATCATCGGGAAAGGGTGATGGAAATACGGTAGGCTTGTACTTTGCCCAGACGTTAATTTTCGATGACGTGCATAGGTCTGCCAAGGTACTGCTGCGGTTCATTCCGAGACAATCCGCAACATCATCCACGCTCACTGGAGCAGTGATTTTGTTATTAGATAGAGCCATACGCTTAATCTTTAAAACTTAAAACACTAGGCAAGGCAGCTCTATAAAAGCCACCCTGCGTTAATACTTACTCTGCTGCCTCGCTAGCCATATTGGTAGCGATAGCGGAATCAACCTCCGCTATCAATGCAGACACCTCACTGAGCTTGCTCTGCGGAACACCGCTGATGTTGTAGGTCAGCTCGCTGCCGTTGTAGCTTGCGTTCGCATTGCCGAGATAGTTACCATTGGTATCTGCGTAGATACTCATGTTGATGCTGTCGATGTTGCCACCAGTCTTGTCAACATTGTAGGTGATTTCTACTCGATAGCCGCCCTTTGTATAAGTGGCGGTTGTCTGTTCACTCTTCTTGTTAATCTTTAAATTTTCCATTTTCTAATCTAATTTAATAAATTAATATTCTTGTTATCTAATCTCTTCTTGTTATTGCCGTCCTGCTTTCCGCTCAATCGCTGAACCTCGGATTCGAGGAAGACCACACGAGCCTTCAACCTGCTGACCTCATCGCCCACCTGCTCGATAGCACCGAATGCCGTTGCAATCAGCTTCGGAGACCAATAGTTGATTTTGTAGTAGCCATTCTCATCAGTCTCCACGATGTCCTTTAAGTGAGTGTTGCACAATACGTGCTGGGCAATCCAACCGATAGACCTTGTATTGTCCTTTTTCCAAGCAAAGCCATAAGTGCCACCCATTGCCTTGATGATACCTAAGTAGTCCAGCTTCCGCAAATCCTGCTTCAAGCGGATGTCTGAGGATGAGTAGGCAGTAATACCACCAGTAGCAAGAATGCCACCACTAGTATAAAATGTAGAAGTATCCGTATAAAATAGCCAATTGTTATGACTATAACTATATACTCCTATTCTAGTTGAACTTCCAACACCAAATAGTAAGCTTCTACTATTAGCATTAATTTTAAGACCTCTATCACTAGAAGTATCAGAAACATTAACTAACACATTTCCGTTAACTTCAAGTTTCTCTGAAGGTGTCAGTGTTCCAACACCTACATTTCCTTGACCATATTGTAATGCTAGCGGACGCCTATTCGGAGCACCTCCATTGGAATCTATAACATTAATAGAGCCTCCATTTACATGTGCTACAAATTCCGTTATAACAACACTACAGCTATGTTCGGTACTCTGATATACATCCAAACCATTTGCTACAGTCGTTTTTCCAGAAATATTTGCATCATAATTAATATTAACAGATTTATCAGTGGAACCTAATCTCAAAACTTCATTGCCTGAGCAAAGAAGTCTAAGGTCATAATCTCTATCAGTATCAATATATCTAGTATATGTTCTCTCAAACATATATGTTGCACTACCAAGATTATACGTATGTGTAGCAGATGGAAGTATAGTACCACCAATATCATTTGTGCCATCGAATGAATTATTCCAAAGATTACGAGTTGTTTGCAGCTTCTTTGCGGACAAAACTGTTTGAGAACCAATATTTCCAGAATGTATGATTCCTTGACCGTATATATAAGCCGTTGCTCCTTGAGAATTTTCATAAATAGAAAATGCAACCTTGTTAGAAGCAAGCTCTTTGAATTTCATATTGCCTTGTTCTACATTTATTCCCCATGAGGTATTTACTCCTCTTTTAAAATATAGCGTTGGAGAATTACCCGATGATACACTCAAAGATAGGTCGCCTGTCATTGTATCACCAGACTTATTTACCTTGCCACTAATATCTTGATGTGAGGTTAAATAGTTTCCTTTGGGCTGATATATGGTATTAGCATTTTCTTTTATATACATCCATAACAAAATAGCTTTTCTTTTATATGGTCTATTTAACGCATTAACATTACTGAATCCACCTTGATTATACGATGTAATAATCTCAGTATCATCAGTAAACGCACCATCACCTACAAGGAGTGTTGCACACAAATCAGTAAAGCTTTGATGTGAAGTCAAGTATTGACTATGAGTGTGTCCAAGTTTACTGTAAGTGTTAGCAGCATCAGCAGACTTCAAATAAGCACTAAGACTTTGATGACTAGTCAGGAACGTTACACCTTTAGTAAAGGTGAGTTTCTTGCCACTTTTCGATACCGAAGTGATGGCGTTGCCAGTGCCGCTGGTCGCAACCTCGTTGACGTAGCCATCTAGGCTCTGATGTGAAGTCAAGAACGTTATTCCCTTTGTCACGCTGATAGTCGTTCCGTTCTTACTGATGGCTGTCACTGCGTTTCCACTACCGCTAACACTAACGTCCATAGCCGAGCCACCTTCTAGGCTGACGATACGACTATCAAGAGCCTTGATAGAGTATGCAGAAGCAATCTCGGAAAGGTTTTCTGTAGTAAGCCTGATAGCATCAGCATAAGCCTTTACAGAGCCGTTGAGACCGCCACCACTTGATGATGATGTTCCCACACCATAGGCAGAAACACCACCACTAGTGTAGAGGTTTGCCACCTCGTTAGTCGTAGTGTTCGTAATCTTCAACGCCTTATTGGTTGCATCATACTCCATCTTTATGTTGCCGATGGAGATATACTTTCCGTTAGGCACGATGATGCTTCCATTGATATCAGAAGTACCATTGAATGAATTTCCCCAAAGCTTGCGAGCATTCGTGAGCTGGAGTGCCTTCTTCGCAGAGCCATTAGTGAAGTAGCCCTGCAAAGTAGTGATATTCGTCTTATTAGTGGATATGCCCGAAGCGTTCACCCCTTCTGCCTTTTTCGCTCTTGTTACCTCGTCAGATATAGACTTATTGATTCCATCAACAATACCGCTAAGAGTGTCAGTCTGCGCAATATTGGCGAGGAAGCTCACCACCTCGTTCCACTTATTGATAATGCCATCCGCAGTCTCCTCGTCAGTAGTCATAAGGGCGTACCAGTCATAGGCACTATCCCAATGAGTTACCTTTACGGATGAAATGCCGTCCAACACAGACTTATTGCTATGAGTATGCTTTGCTGATACCGCACCATCCCAAGCCGTCTGCTTTGTCGTTGTTGGAATGGAGTACCCAGAGGCAAGACTAATGGCAAACGTGCCGCTTGTCGTGATGGTCTTTGTTGCACAAGTCAAACCAGTAGGAAGAGTAAGTGCTACAGATGTAACAGTACCCTTGTTGGTGGTATAGCCCTTTGCATCAATCTCCGCTTTGGTATAATAGCTTGCGAGAGACTGATGGGCAGTCAGATACCCAGCATCATTAGTAAGCTGGCTTACCTTCGTGATGCGGTCAGTGATTTCTGTCCACTTGTGGGTATGCGCACTAGGTGCGAATGTTGATGGCTTACCCGTAATGTTATTCCAAGAGAGATTCAGACCGCCAAGTTCTGTGGCTATGTTGTCAATTCGGCTGCTAAGAGCCTTGACAGCATAGGCATTAGGAATACTAGTCAAGTCTGCATCTGTATAGCTTCCCTCTATGATTCTCGCATAGCTGATTACGCTTGCATTCAATCCGCCACCGCCTGCGCCACTACTTGCTGCTCCGTATGCTGTGATACCGCCTGTGGCATAGAGATTTCCATCCACTTTGATAGCCTTGTTGGTTGCATCATACGTGAGCTTGATGCCGTGGAAGGTGATTGCGCCCTCGAATGTAGCATCGCCCGAAACACCCAATTTGGTGAATGGAGCGTTTGGCTTCAAAGACACAAGGTCAGCAACGCTCGTTCCTGCACTTCCTGCCTTCCAAGTCGGCTCGAAGAAGGTGAGGTATGCACCCAAGTTTTTCTCGCTGATGATAAATGACGTAGGGTCAGCGTGAACCCTACCATCAGTTCCCCACCAGATTGCACCACCTGCCACGTAGCCAGAACCATCGAAGCGGAAGATGGTGTTGGCAGGAGTCTTAGAGCCGTCGTTGTAGTCCTTATCGACCATTTCGCCACCGAACCAAGCAGCGATGCCGCCTCCATTTGCAGACTTCTCTGTTATACCATTGATACCTGCCGTAGTATTGCCATCCGTGTCTCGCAAACCGATGAGTGATGTAAGAACCAGACCTCCGTTAATCTCAGTATCGGGAGCATCCATCAGAGCCTTCTTTAAGTAAGCAAGGCTGGTTACGTCACCGATAACTACACCGAGGTCGCCATATATCTTGCTAGTGATATAGGCGTTCGCCAAACCCAACTTGTCGTAAAATGCGCTGTATGCGGACTGGAAGTTGGTAAACTTCGTTCCGACAGCAGATACGATGGTAGCCTTGCCGTTAGTATCAGCCGCATTATATCTCGCAGAAATATCTGAAAGATACTCGATGAGTTCTTTCTTGGCAGTCGTGAGAGTAGCAAAAGCGGTGTTGAGGTCGGTGAGCTCCTTGGTGCTCTTCAATACCTCTGCTCCCTTCACTTCATTGTACGACTTCTCGGCAGCTGCGAAAGCATCTTCAAGTCGCTTGGAATCCTGAGCCATTGCCGCAATCTCGGAAGGCTCTAGGTAGCCATCCTTGACATAATTATCGAATGCCTTCTTGTTGCTGGTGACGGTCTTTCCGAGGTTCGTAATGTTCGTCTGTGCGGTCTGTGCCGCCTTCTGAGCTTCCTCTGCCGCTTTCTTGGCTACGTTGGCAACGGTATCATCAGTATATCTAGATGCTTTGATCCAATCGGCGATGGCAAACGGAGAACCAGCAGCTTTGAGGGTCTGGCAGCGCAATACCTCATTTTTGTAGGTACTGCCATCTGCAGGATAGGTAGCGTTTACCCAAATGTCGCCCAACTGATAAGGCGGTGTAGGCTGAGTACTGAACACCTTCATCTTGCCGTCTGCGGTCTCCTGCGCCTTGCTGGCATCGGAGAGGGCTTTCGAAATATCAGTGTCCGTGATGATAGTCCACTTATAGGTGTTTCTATCCTTGGCAAAGCGGTATGCCTTGCCCGTCTTGTTGTCGTAGTAAAGGTCGCCGAGATGAGTATCTTTATCCTTATCGGTCGTCCAACTGCTTGCTGGCGCATTCTTCAAGGTAGGCACGCCCTCATAGAACCACGTCTCGATAGCCCCATCCACCTGATTCTGAAGGTCGGCTATCACCTGCGAGTTATTGATGATATTGTTCACCTGCTCCTCGGTCAAGCCCTTTGCTGAGTTCTCCTTAATATACAGAGACAGTTCCTTGCCATCTACGGTTGATTTGGCAGAAATCTTGCCTTTAACAGATACCTGCTTGGCTGCGCTGTCATACTTGATGTAGCTACTACCCTCATAGCCATTCTCCTTAGTAGGTCGGTCGCCTACATACATATCACCATAGACATTAAAAAATGCCTTGTTGGTCTGCTTGTTTACGCCATATTGCACATACTCCTTGTTTGCAAAGGAGTAGCTATTGATGCCGTGATAGAGACCGATGGATGGCGAATAGGTATCTACCGCAGAGAAAATAAGGCAGTTCTGACGTTCTACATCGGTTCTATTACCGCACTGTGACAACACATCACCTTTAGCAGGTACATCGCTTGCCGTGGCACAATCGGTATCGGAGAGGTCGATGTAGTGATACTTCTTTCCTTCCAGCTCCACTGGTTCCTCATCACGTCCAATAGTTAATCTCCAGTAAAAGTGATTACCCACCTTATGGTAAGTGCCCTTGCGTACATTGAATGATTCCGAACGCACTTGGTCGTTAACAGCGAAATCATTATCCACGGCATCGCCTTCCTGCTCTGCTAAGAAATAGCAACGATAAGCCTTCTGTGACACATTATTATATGTCACAGTAACCTCTTCTACCTTGTGAGCCACCACGCCACCAGCAGGCGAGAGTATCTCCTTACCACCGATGGTGGAGGTTTTCTTGATGACCAGTTCCTCGAAGATAGCCTTCATTCTCACCTCAAGATAATCGGTGATGAGATGCGAACGACCTTCTGCATCGGGAGTCCACGAGCCTCCGTTCTCATTGTTGAAGTTACCGACAAGCAATCCACTTACAAGCTTCTGCACCTTCTCCCAAGTGATTGTGCCCTTTGCGGTGTTATCCTGCAGCCTAGATACAAACTCCATCCTAGAACGTCTAGCAGAATAAACGTTGCTATCAGATGCAGGAGTAGAGTCATTCAGACCGATAACATAAACACCACCATTACCGCTTCCTGTGCCGCCTATCTGCATTCCGTTCACGGTGATGGAGTCAACCTTGTCTTCCAGCTTGCCCAACCGGCTAGTAGCTGCCTTCTCGCCAACCGTGTACTGAGGGTGGTCGTAAGGAATGTCCAGAGGTATCTCCATTCCGATGATACGAGAGTTTCGGTAGTGCTTGCCATCCGCGTCCACCTGCGCAAACATATCATTAATCAGCTTTACCTGTTCACCGAGAGGATGGTAATCGTATGTTCCATCATTGTAGAACTTATCGCCATCCATCGTGCAGGTGAAGTTTGAGTTGCTGATCATGGTTTTCTGATAGTACTGCTTCGCTCTATCGAACAGAGACAACTGAGCTGCAGGGATGAGGTCCGTATCTGTAATTTTGGTTGCGTCCCAGTTGTAGAGGAAGAACTTATCACCTACCTTCGGGCACATAACGCCATCTGGGAGTGTTCTTCCGTATGTGTCATTAGCAACAATCTCGAAGTAGTTAGCCTTGTCAATAACCTTGAAACTGACTTCGAACTCCATACCCATGAGAGCACCGCTAGTGAACTTGATGCCTAAAGTGAGATTACTCTTTATCCAGCTAGCTTCAAAGTTTGTAGCGAACGAATCCGTAGCCGTGACCTGCCAAAACGTCTGTGTAGTCTTCGTCCCGTCTTCGTTATCAACGGTACTATCATACGTCTTGATACTGCTGATAACACTCTCAACCTTTGGGTATTCTTCCTCGAACATCACGACACCTTCGATAGCCTGCTTGTCATTCTTCACGACATTCACGTTCTCCAGGTAGCCATCCTTGGCGTAGAAACCATCACTATCTACTTCCTTGTTAGGGAGCATGAGGTAATCGGTAGCTACACCATCTGTAGTGACGTCCGCATCGGCACCAGTGAAATACCCTTTCGGAATATTTCTATCTGAGCCGAATGCGTACAGTCTCGTAATATGAGCTGACTTAGATTCCGAATAGGACATAGACAGAACATTGACATCCTGTTCGAATGTTGTCTGCCCTTCCATTTCGCAATATCCAAGGTATATAATAGAGCCATCTATCCACCACTCGCAGTTGAGCGCATCTTCGGAACAGATGGCGTTGAGAGCATCAAGAATACTGATGGAGCCGTACTCGATCAAGAATCTCTTCTGAACATCGAAAGCCTTGTTGTTGTAAGTAGTGTAGTCAACAGAGAACTCCTTGCCATTGTACGTAAGACCTAGCGCCTTGAGGTTGCCGAGTATAACGTTCATGTGTACGCCTACCGTTGTGGTGAGGTTGAAGGAGGTCTCGTTGGCTCCGTGCTGAGGGCGATACTTGCAAAGCTTATTCTTCCAAGACATATAGTAGGCATCCATCTGCATTTCGTAGTCGTAGCCATCACTATCATTGTGCTTAGGGAAGTATGATGATGTAAGCTCAAAGTAGCCGAAGTCGGGAATCTCTACGGAGTCCCCAATCTCGAAATAGATAGGAGTAGCCGTAGTGAACTTCAATATGACGTAATGGTGGTCCATAAGCTGATATGACAGCTTAGAACCCTCGCCGAAGTCCTCTAATGTGAAGAATACCTTGTTATTTCTCTTTATCTGAATCATTAGCTTGTATATTTACTTGTTTCACCTCTGTCACTAGGGTCTGGTTCGTTGAGCTTTAGGCTGAACTTTGCCATTTCCCGAATGAACTGACTGAATTGAGTGCAGGAGAGATAGATGCACCGATACCACACATTAGGCTGAAATCGGGTGCGGATAACCAACTCTCCCTTAGCAAGAACCTCCTCGCAGAACCTAGCATAGTTCGTCATGAACGTATCTGAGTCCTTGGCGGTCATATTGAACGGCAGCGTTATCTCCCTCTCATCCAATCTAGGATTGTGCTTGATAACCGACTTTCCGTCCTTTGAGCGATACTTGTTGCTGATGAACTCCTTGTTTGGTGCAGGGGTCATGAGCGTGCTGAGGGCGGTTTCGTCTAGGAAGATGCCCCACGTAAGGTAGGCATCCTTACCATTTATATAAAGTTGACCATTAAGCATAACTATTTAATCATTAAATAACCTCATAGGCTTCGCTGTGAGCCGCTTTTGCTATTGTTGAGTATAGTTGTAAGGGTTGACGAGCGAAAAGCCTATAGAGGTCAAATATCCTTTAATCTTCTGTTCATTTCATCCAGCTTGGCTCCGAAGTCATTATATGTGAGCTTTGAATACTTCACTATGTCTTCGAGGTAGCTGTTTGTCATAATCATCATGTTTCTAATCTCCAATACTGCGCCATTGGTTGAGATTCCGAGTGTAACGATGCTCTCCATCTGTGATATGGTGGTAGTCATGTTCTGAGCGATGGACTCTCCTGAAATCTGCAGGGCGGTGAAGCGACCATTCAGCTCGTCTGCGGTATCTTGCCCCATAGATGCCCATCCTCCGCTTGTTGCGGTCTGTGATGAGGATGAGGAACCTGTGTAGCCTGTCACCTTTGCCCACTCGTCACGTCTCTTCAAGCCTTCCTGGACTATATCATCGTAACGCTTATAGAAAGCATCTACATCTTCTTTGGTTAGCTTTCCGTTTTTATCCTTCATAGCCTTTGCCCAATCATCGTAGAGTTTCTTCAAGTCTCCATTGATAAGGTCTTCCATACTGAAAGAGAGAAGGGATTTCTGCATCTCTTCAGCAAAATCGTTAGCCATATCTTTTACAATATCGCTACCATCCTTCTTCATATCCATAAGGTCCGTCAAGAAACCATCTCTCATTCCGCTGAAGGAAATCTGAGTAAGGTTCTCCTTGAACTGCTCTGACAACTCTTCCAGCTTGCCTGCTTGGTCTATGTAGTCATTCAGCTTCTCCGTCAGACGTCCACCATAGTTACCCTTTCCTGTGTTCTCGATATGCTCCCAGATGGCAACGTTGCCACGGAGGAGCTTCATTTCCTCTGGGCTGAGGGAGAAGAGGTCGCCATTGAAATCTGATTTGACGTTCTTCTTGATCCAATCCATCTCATCACTACTGAAGCCGCCCCAATAAGCGTTCCATGAGTGGTGAGAACCGTGATAGCTTGCCTGCGCCTTTGCGATGTCGAGGTAATTCTGATTAGTCTCCTGCTGATTCTTATAGGCTTGCTCGTAGTATGAGGTTGCCTTGGAGCCAAAGGAGTTTTCCATTGCATCAGTCAAATCCTCGATGGATTGCTGCAAGAGGGTATTTCTGTCCGTCAGTCTTTCGATGGTATCATTGACCTTCTTTGCATTTCCATCTCCACCGAACAGGCTATTGAAGCCACCGAATGAAAGCGTGTTGAGGATATGAGAAACGTTGTTCCCGATACTCTTCAATGGCTTCATAACGATGTCACCCGATAAAGCATCATCGAGGATGCCCGTTACTGCGCCAAAGACCGTGTCCATGAGGTTGCTGATGAGTGTTCCGAAGCCATCTTTCAGTATATCGAGGATGCCGAGTATTGCGGAGATTATTTCACCTGCCATACCGCTATCCCCTAAAGCTTTCGTCAGAGATTTGGCTGCGTCACTATCTTTACCGAGCAACCCTTGGATGCCCTTTGCTAGAGTGTTGGCAACGTCCTTCTGCATAGAGCCACCGAAAAGCTTGTCAAGCCCTAGGATAGAGTTTCCTATGCCTTTGAGCGACCCCGATGTAAGACCCTGCAAGCCATTTTCAAGCTGCTGGAACTGAGAAACTGCCTTCTGTGCAGATGTCTGCAAGTCTGATGATGCCTTCTGAACTGATGAACCGAACTCCAAAACGTTGTTAGATGCGGTAGCAAGTACGCCCTGCGCTCTAGAGAGGTTTTCTTCAGCCTTGCTGATACTTGTCTTGTCACCGCTCTTCTTAGCCTTAGCGAGGTCTTCCTGCGCCTTGGTGACAGCTTTCGTGGCTTCAATCTCTCGCTCTTGTGCGTCAATATAGCCCTGCATGGCTGACTGATAGGAGTTGATGTCGTCAGAGACTTTCTTGAAGATGTCACTATTCCAGATGGTGGCAGAGCCTTGTAGCTTGGAGATAAGTTCCTGTATGGTCTTCTGCTCATTAACATCTGTGGTGCTCTTGGAGAGCTCTTGCAGCTTCTCAATGGTAGGCTCCAGTTGGTCCTTGAACATAGCACCGAAGTCTCCGAAGACGCTTCCCCAATCGATGTTCTGTCTGATGGCATTTATCTCGATGGTTTGGAGGTCCTTCTTTCTCTGCTGCTGAAGAGAGAGCTTTTCGCCTTCCGTCTGAGCCTTGGCAATTTTCTCCTCGTACTCCTCGGCAATGGCTTGCTTCTGCTGATAGAGAGAACCATACTCCTTCAAGTAGTCACGCATAGAGGTGAGGGCTTCCCTGTTGACCTCATCAAGCTTCTTGTTATACTCTTGGGTAGCGAGGTCTCTAGCCTTATTGAGGGCATTGGACTGAGCAGAGGTAAGGGTTACTTTCTTGCCAGCTTCCTTGTTTTTCTTCTTGAACTCGGCTTCCTGCTTGTCAATCTCGGCTTTGCGCTTGGCATAGTCGTTCTTGATTTGAGCAAGCTTCTTCTCCGTGCCTTCCTGCATGAGGGAGATAGTTTCATCTGTATTTTTCTGCTGCAAAGCCTTCAAGCGGTTGTTTAACTCCTCTTGGGCTTTGATAGTCTTGTTTTCTTCCTTAATGCGAGTCTTACGAGCTGTAACTGCCGCTTTTGCTGTCCTTCCGCTTACATCACCACCTAGCTTCGAGTAGGCATCCTTTTTTGCCTTCAAGTTTTGGGTGGCGGTTTCGTACTGAGTGGCGGTGTATTTGCTCTTATTTCTCTCCATAGCAGCAACCTTCTTCTTGGCTGCGTTATATTCACGCTGCGCCTTGTTGTAAGCTTGCTGATAGGTTTCCGTAGAACCAGTGTTAGCCAACGCTTGTGCCTTTGTTTTGGCTTGGTTGAGGGATTGTTTAGCGGTGTTCCATTGAGCCCTAAAGATCAAAGGAATAGTCGTTGCGCCTGTGACCGCCCAATTCCTCTTCATAGCTAAGAGGTTGTTCAGAACCTTTGTTTTCTCAGACTCCTGCATACGGAGATTCAGATCAGCAGGATTCTTCTTGATGTCTTCTCGAAGACCTGCTATCTCTTTCTGAGCCTTATTGATGAACGCATCCAATCTACTCTCACCTGTGGCATAGTTGATGGTTTCGTTGGCAGCTTGCCAATCGTTAGCAAGAGTGATTGCTTCGTCATAGAAGTCAAAGATTTCTTGACGTACACTTTCGTTCTCCTGTGCTTCTTGCAAGCGAACTTCGATAGGCTTTGCATTCTCGGCTGCTTGGTCTCGAAGTTGGATGATGTTGGAAAGCTTTTCTTCCGCCTGATCAAGGTCTTCTTGTGCCTGTTGAAGCTGACCTATGAGTATCGACGATAGTCTTCCTCCGTTGTATGCCGTATCATCATGTAGTTGCTTGTTGAGACTTTCAACCTCTTGGCGATACTTCTCTACTTCCTCAACAGCCTTGTCGTACTTCAACTCATCCATGCTCTCGGCAACTTCCTTCTGCGTCTTAGCAAAATCGGCAGATGCAAGTTGAGCTTGTGAGTATTGTTCCGTTAACTGAGGTGCGAGGTTGGAGAGTTTTTGGTAAGCTTCTGCCTTCTCGTATTCTGTAGCTGTCTCTGACTGAATTGTTCTGATAAGGCTTTCGATATTCTGCTGACGTTCCTTGACCTTGTTATCAAACTCATCCCATGCTTCATTGGATTTCCTTACTGCCGTTTCATGTGCTGTTTCTGCTGTGGCAAGCTTATATACGGCATAGGTTACTGCTGCGATGGTGGCAGCTATCCAAAAAAGAGGACTTGAGAACATAGAAGCATTCCATGCGTCCTGTGCCCTTTTGCAGAGAAGGGTGACCTGTGCCCATATTCCTTTGGCTGCGGTGTCTCTTGCTGTAGCTGCGGTATTCAAGCCTTGGGATGCGGTATTGGCATTGGTTGCAGCCGTTGCAGCTTTCTCTCTTGCTGCTTTAAGTTGGTTTGCTATATTGTTTCTTTCGTTTGCTGCCGTATTGAGGTTTGTTGCTGCCGTATCTCTGACTTCTGCTGATACATAATCGTCAAGGGCATCATAAGCATCTTGGAGTGATTGCACTTCGTTATCTTGTAGCGCAAGCTTATTCTCCAATACGTGAACCTCGTCTTGCATAACCTTTGCCTTGGTTTGCAATTCGGCAACGTAAGCCGCGACCTCTTCACGCTTAGATGCTACCAGCTCTGCCTGTGCTGCTGATAATTGACCTTTGGCTACTGCTTCTTCAAGGTCTGTCTTCTTTGATTCTTCCTTCATAGGGAGCAAAGATTCAAGAGCTGACAACTCGGCTGCATATCCTGCATTTGTTGTTGCTGCGTCAAAGGCTGCTATACTAACTGCCATTGCCTTATAAAGACCGATGGCAGATGCGGCTGCAAGGATAACCTCACCTATCTCCTTCCAATGGTCGATAACCTTAGATGTGATATCCAAAGCATCATTCATCAAGCCTTCCGTCTGAGTGCCGAGGTCATTGATAGCCATTTCGATAGTATCTTTAATATTGCTTACCTGACCAGTAATAGAGTGAGATTGCTTTTCCATCAATCCACCGAACTTGCCGCCTTCATTGGTAAGGCTTTCGATAGCCTTCTTAACTTCTGGGAAACCTACCTTACCTGCTGTCACCAATTCTGAAACCTTATCCTTGGTAACTCCGAACTGCTTGGCAAGTTCCTCTGTCAAAGGGATACCGCGACCTGTAAATTGCATCAAGTCTCTTGTGAACAATCGACCTTGTACCATCGTGGTACCATAGAGCCATGTGAGGTCCTGCAAGTTCAATCCCAATCCTGCAGATACGTCACCGAGCCTTCTCATTGTATCGGTAATCTCGTTGGCTGCAAATCCGTATGCAAGGAGCTGCTTTGCGCCATTTACCACACCCTTCATATCAAAAGGAGTAGTAGCAGCAAGGTTGGCGAGGTCCGAAATCATTCCCTTTGCCTTCTGCCCGCTACCGAGCATGGTTTCAAAGGCAATCTCAAACTGCTGAAACTCTCCTCGGACAGTACCCAGTGTGCTGATGATTTCCTTTGCCGTAAAGCCAGCGAAAGCCACCGATGCAACAGACTTGATGCGATTGAAAACATTCTCAATGCTCTGCCCCTGCTGCTCGACTACTCTTGCTGTCTGTGATACTCCATCCTGCACCCCTCGAAAGGCTTTCAGTACGGATGAATTATCGCCTGTTATGTCAAACTTGATACTTGCCATTTTTTTATTCTGTCAATTACGTAAAGGTGCACCTCCTCAGCCAAACCTTTATTCTTTACTTTTTGTGTTGGAGGTTAAATTGGATTCTCTTCGCTCTGTCTGATCAGCTCCATGATGTCCTCTTTGTTATCTCCGCTGAAGACCTTCTCTGTTGCTGATGGAATGTGAGCCTTCTTTCTTTCCTCATCGGATAGATAGATGGAAGTTATCTTATCCTTCATCATAAGCGTGAGGTTGTTGTATGAGATTTCCCACAGAACATAGTCAAGGGTCCACTTGTATCTCTCGCAAGCTGCGTCAATGAGAGAGCCCCAAATGGTTCTGCCACCAAAGATATACTGATTACTGGAGTCTTTGGCTTGGTTTATCTTCTCCATGCGCTCCGCTTCCTTGTCTATTCCACATTCCGTGATGATGTCGTGAAGCTTGTTGTCTGAGAGTATGGTGATGAGAAGAGTAGCTATATCATCGTTATCACAGAATTTGAAGATGATGTTTTCCCTTGCCTTCAATATGCGTGAACTGAGCATATCGGATTTCTTCTGAAGGGTGTGGTAGGCTATTAGCTTACAACAGAGACTTCGATTCTCATCTACTACACGGAGTGCTTCAATGAGTGGATTCAGCTTTAGGTTATCATCTTTGATGCCTAGCTGCTTAATCAATGGAGCAGTCAAATACATCTTGCCTAAAGTCTGAGGGTAGATGAACAAATGTCTTCTACCTACCTGTATGCCTAGAGGTGTATCTGTTAACACCATGGCTATCTTTGTGCCAATTTCGATGTCATTCTTCATAAGCCAATAATATTTGTTAGCACCCAAGGCAGGACTCGAACCTGCGTCTTTCAACCAGCTTTTTAAAGACCAACTGGATTTTATGTGACGGACTTTGGTCTCGCTCTAACCAACTGAGCTACTTGGGTAGGTTGCCGACTGATAACCCTCAATCGGCAGAAGGGAGAGAAGAAATCAACATATAGTCTTAAACGTCGCCAGCCTGTCCGTTAGGAACAGTTATTTCCGTTGATGTGTCTTCAGCACCTGCAGGATGCTTGAATGTGAGAACATATTCATCAGTCTTACCCTTAGCCAACTTAGCTGTGATGATTCGCCAACGGAACTGACAATATACGGTCTCGCCCTTTTTGTTGGTGGTCTTTGCTACTTCGTCACCCTCTGGCACAAGAGCCTTGTGGGTGTACTGCATCAAAGCACCATCCGCTGAAGAATATGACTCCTCCACGCTTACTGTTGACTTGCCGATATAGCAGCCAGGGTTCTCTGCATCTTCCGGCTGAACAGCGATAGCGTAGTTCCCTTCGATAAGTCCATCAATTGTAGGGAAAGGCTGAGATAAGCCCTTCTTGATGAACTCTTGATAAACGAGTTCGTAGGTGGACTTAGCTGTCTTGGAATCGACAATACCGCCACCTTCCTCCTTAGCTTCTGTTGTATCACCCTTTGTAGGGTTCAACTGAGTAGTGTCCTCCTTTGGAGTATCAAGCTTCTTCCAGTTGTTGGTTGCAACACTAAGGTCACGAACATAGATGGATGGTTTTCCCCATGTTATTACTGACATAATCTTAATCGTTTATAGTTTGATACAATAATTTGTTATTAATGATGTGCTCACTTGTGCCCCCGCAAGCTATTACCCTCTGTTCACTCATAGACAAGCGAAAATCCGATCCATGAACTGCTTCGAAGGTAGAGAAAGAGAGTTGACATAACTCACGGAGCCTTGCCGTGTTCTCTTCCTTTTGGATATTGCCTTTCTTTGTGATAGCTTGATCTTGAACGTAGATGTTTACATTCACGAAAGCTTCTTGGATTTGCGAGGTTTGATTTGCTAGCACTGAGATGCAAATATCTTCCTTGCCAGTCCTACCAGTGCCATAGAATGGTCTTCCTCGCTTGCAAAGACTACCAGTTACAGCAGTCTTTAATTTAGAAGAAGAGATGATGTTGTACACATCATCCTTGATGTCAATATCCGATTTCATAGCCTTATCTGATTGATTCTACTTACAGCTTTATCCAAAGCGAGCTTTAGTTTACCATCAACGACAGAACGAGCCCATAACTCTGTGGATGCAAGCACATCTTTATTTTCTTTAGCTTCTACAAAGTCTGCATAGTTCATAGCCGCGACTACTACCAATGCGTAAACCTGTGAGTATTCCTTGGCTAGGTCAGCTATCATTTGTCTTCCTTCTTGCGAACCATTAGAACCACTGCCTATGGAAGCAAAGGCTGATTCTACTTGTTTCCTTCCGTAGTCAAAGATGGCATAACCGATGGAACTTCGTAGGTTTCCTGTATGGTCTATCCAACTTTCCTCTGCCGAGCGGTCTCTTATCCTTGCATTACATTCTTCTCCTAGCTTGGCATAAGCAGTGAGGATTTCTTGCTTTATTATCGCCATAGCGGACTGAAAAAAGTTATCGAGCGCAGACTGAGAGGTTGAGAGTTTTATACCCATATTTTACATTGCAGTTGATAACGATGAAAGCCGAGTACGACAAATTCCTTCACTTCGTTTCCGAAGAGCCTTACACGGATTTTGTCTCCGTACTCGAAATCGCGGCATGCTCTAGGAAGGTTGTAGATGGTGTAGGAATAGTTCTTAGCAGAACCATCGGGGATAGTGATAACGTTTGCCTTGCCAGCAGGAACAATATCACACTTACAATAGTTCTCCACCCATTCTTCTGAGCCTTGAACATAGTCTCCGTTATCGTCTTCATACCCATCAGTTACGTGTAGGTAATCTAGGGTATGAGCAGCGAAATCCAATACAGCCATATCTTAACCTCCTATATAAACCATCGGTTGACCCAGTGCAGGGGATTCACCGATGGTTTTGTATAAAGCATTTATTCGTACTAGCAGCCTTTCCTTATCCTTGTCAGATAGTGTTCCTATGCTCTTGTCTGACTCGGATAAGCTTACAGCTTGTATGAGAGAGTACAGACAATCAGCAAGCGCACCTTTCCATTCCTTGGACTGAGCGACCTCGAATGTATATTCATCATCACCATTAAGCTGACGTTCTATCATCTTATTCTCCACGAATCCTAAAGGGATAGGGTAGTGGATTTCATCAATCAATGCTTGCTTTATTGTCTTCATATCAATTCAAATTAAACCTCTGGAGTGAGTTTAGAGAGAACTTCGGCTTCCTCCTCATCGCTGAGCGAGTTGAGAGCCTTAATCAGAGTCTCATCGGTTGAGTTAGCCTTCACATTGGCACCAGCAGCCTTCAAAGCAGCGATGAGGTCAGCCTTCTTATACTTCTTACCCTTGTAAGTTGTATACTGGTCGGTAGTATCGTCAGCCTCGGCTTCCGTATCTACCTCCTCAGACTTGGTAGTGAGCATATAAATCTGATCTACGTCCTCGATTACTGGCAAGCAGATAGCCTGTCCTGCGGTAACCTCCTGCAAAGATGGCTCATTCTTGGAGTACTTAGAGATAAGCTTGTAGCTGTCAACGTTAGAATACTGAACACCTGCTACTCGGTTGGTGTCCTCAGCAAGAGTACCCCAAACGAAAGAGCCTACGTTGGTGTTACAGATGAAGATGATGTTATTCTCATTCCATGGCTTAACTGATTTTGGCTTTCCGTTCTTCTCGATAATCACGGTTCGGTTGATAACCTTGATGGCTGCACCGAACTCATCCTCGAATGCTTCCGAGAAAGCTGACTCCGATGGTGTCTTGAGCTTGGTATTTTCGGTATAAGTCTTACCCTCGTAGTCGGCAACAAGCTCTTTTGCCCATTGCTCCTTGCGGATTTTCTTAATCTGCGTCTTAGCGAGCATAACCTGTATGATGGTATTGTTATCGGCATTTGCCTTGTCGAAGATTTTCTCGAAATCATCACGGGTAGTAACACCATTGGTTTCTGTTTTGAAGCAGTTTGCCTTAAAATATCCATAGTCAACACGGATAGCCTTACCCGTATTGTCTGCATCTTCAACGGCAATAATACCATTAGAGAGACCTGCCAAGAAGTTCATTTCGTTACGCTCTTCGAGACCGACAGAGCAAGCGACACCATCATTCATGAGCTTGTTGATGATACGAGCCTTTGCAGTTTTAGCAGCCTGTTGTGTTGATGTAGCCTGCTCAACCAAGCCTTGCGCCTGGAATGAATTGGCTCTCGCTACAATGTTCTCATACTGAGCCTTCATGATGTTGATGTTGTTGATATCAGACTCGAAAAGAATCTTCTTCATCGCAATCTTTGGCAACTTACCATTAGAGGTTGCGATTTGACCACGCTTCTTCAAAGGAATGTCCGAATCCATCTCAACGATGTCGGCAGCTACGTATGTGGTCTTAGCTGATGAACCTTCCCACTTCTGATCGGGAGAATACACATCGGTAAGCATCTCCTTATAGAGGTAGGTACGCTCCTTCGGATTCTCCTTCTCCTTAACATACAAGCTAAGTTTAGGGAAGATAGCTCGGATAAACTGAATAAAAAGTGATTCGTTCATATAAACAATCTTTTAAGTTAAAAACTAGAACACAACTTAGTCATGCTCAAAAATAAGACTTGGGAGAGCAGTCTTGATGGCAGTTCTCTGAGTTTCGTCCTTGAACTGATAAGGCATTGCCACATCATTCACGCGACCATTATCCATAATGGCAACCGCTTCACCCTTCATGCGTGAGCGAACGACAACACCAGCAAATTCTGCATCGCTAGCCTTGTCTTTGTACTTGCCATCTTCGGTTTCAAGTGGAGAATACTCATAAACATCATCAACCTTCTTGCGGACAATGATGTGACCTGCCTGAATAACCTCATCCTTGAAGTTAGCGTAGTCGAGTGCTCTACCGCCTGTGATACCACCGAGATACTGACGGATAACCACAGCGTCCTTACCCATGTCGTAGCCTTTGGTTTTTGGCTTGTAGTCTTCTGCTACCATAATCTAATAATTTATTAGTGAAACAATAGATGATTACATCTTAGCCAGCTCCTTGACTTCATCATCAGACATTAACTTATCTTCATCCTTTGGCTGAGGTTTGGTATCGGGAGCAGGGATTCGTCCAAGCTTTTCAAGACCCTTTTCAAGTCTTTCCTTGTTCTCTTCCTCAATATCTTCCTTCAACTCATCGAGGTAGTCCTCAAACTCCTCTTCATTCTCAAACTTCATGTGAGAGAAAGATTTAAGCCGACGCTCTCCGAACTTACCTGTGTCCTTCAGCAGTTCCCTTACCTTTGCGGTACGGCTGCTTGTGGTATTGCCAGACTTCAATGCAGTTACATCACCTTGGAGTGTAGCAACAGCCCTAGTAAGTTCCTTGATTGCGGTGAGGGTAGCGGAGTCATCATCATCGCTATCCTTCTTGCCCTTCTTGCCCTTCCGTGACGGACTTCTACGTGCTGGATCGTCATCATCATCTGGATCGTCATCTGGATCATCGTCATCATCGGGTGCAGGATGAGCGTTTTTGTACTCTGAGACTTGGCGGTCTGCTGCGGACTGAGTTAACTGGAGTAACGGCAAGACATCATCAATTGCGTCACTAATACCTTCACTAACTTCTTCGTCAGTAGCATCATCTTTGAGTTGAAGTTTGTTGGCAACATTGGCGGCAACACCCTTTAACTCCTTACGACTGAACCCCAATGCCTTAATGTCTCGATTGGTTTTCAGTGCTTCAAGAACTTTTCTGTAATACTTGTTCATTGCTTGTTGAGTTATATTTAACAAAAAATGGTCTGCGAGCGAAATGCAGGCAGACCAAACGTAGAACTCGGTGTAAGAGCAATGTTACGAAAAGTTCTGTCACGTGCATCTTCACACGCTTTTATGGGTGCAAATATACGAAATATTATTTAATCAACAAATAGTTTTAGCAAAAAAGTGAGAAATTATTTTCATTTCAATAACCAAGGGAGAACTTCACAGCCCTCCCTTGGTAGATAAGATGCAATAAAAATGCACTTAAATGTGCAAAATATCTTCTGTGTTCAAGTTAGATTCTTTTGGTATATAATTATAGGTTTGAGGTATTTTATCAGCTTAGAACTTATAGTTTTCCTCTATCGTGGTAAGAGTAATACTGATCTGACTTACTACTGATGATAACATGGTCCATAAAGTACAATCTCATAATTTCACAAGCCTTATTTATCTTGTATGTCAATTCATCGTCAGACCTTGAAGGGAAACAGTTAGAACTAGGGTGATTGTGAACCAATGCTATAGTGACGGCATTGCAAGAAATAGCTTCTTTGCACACAACTCTTACATCTACAAGAGTTTCTGATATTCCACCTTGCGACAATCGAACCATTTTGATTAACTTGAAGTGGTTATCCATACAGAACAGATAAGATTCTTCTATTTCTAAATCTTTGACGTATGGTAAAATATAGTTATAGATGTCGAGGGAACTACCCAAATCTGTAAGTTCTTGCGACTTCTCCTTCATAAGTCTTCTGCCAAGTTCGAATGCAGCGAGTATAGCGGTAGCCTTCTTTTCACCTATTCCTTTGATAGATGTAAGCTCCTGCAGTGTTCTCTTGCTCGCCTTTCTGAGGGAATGACTACCATCAAAGATTTTTCTTATTGGTTCATTACCCTGCAGCATAGGGTCTATACCGATAATTGAAGCAATAAGGTTCTCGTTACTTAGATTTTCTACCCCATATTCCTTTGCGTATGATGTGATAGAATCGTACTTGATAGTTCTTGCATTATCCTTCATAAGATACCTCCTCTATGTCTTTTGAATAATTGAACACAACATCAAAACTGAATCCCAATTCAGTAATGAGGTAGAAATGAATATCCTCCCAGTCCCAACTTGAAGGAATGCCTTTTATCTTTTTAGACTTTTCGGCATCCATTGCTATGATAACGTTCTCTTCCATTGCTCTATCTTATTTTTAAAAGTTCATAACTTTCGTTTCATACACTATGAATCCTATCTGATCCACCACAATCAGTTTTAGATGATTTCCTCCTGGTCCATTTATATCACCATCATTCAATCCGATTTCCTCTAACGTTTCCTTGATGGCAGTTTGGTAATCTCCTATACCTTGAATTAATAAGCATAGGTCTGGTCTTTCATCAAGAAACTGGTGGAAACCATACAGGCTATATGAGCCTTTTTTGATGAGTGAGAAGAAATCTTTCCATTCATCACCACTAACCTGCGTGGTTACGGATTTAAGCTCTTCTATTGTTGTGCAATTGCTTTCCATACGATTTCATTTAGCGTGATACGATGAAGTCTTTATCTGTAAAAGTCTGATCCTTATATTTTTCGAACAACTCTCGGTCGCTGATGCAATCATTAGCATATGCTAACTCTCTGAATGAAAGTTTGTACCCAAACTTATCTTTCAACATTTCGATTTTGAGTTCTTCTTTCTGAAGGTCCGATAATTCATATACTGTCATATCCGTTTCCTCCTATTAAACATTACCATGGCTCTCGAATTGTGAAGCAACCTCTTGCAAGATTTCATGTTCCTTCCAATCTGGATAAAGAATACAGGTGTCTAGAACAACGTTTCTGAACATATCGCAGTATTCCTGCGGAAACTTCTTTTTCAGTTCATCATACAAGACTGGGAAGAATACAAAGCTGTTAAACAACTCAGTTCCCTTATTTACTCTTTCCTCTACCATTTTATAGGTGAGTTCTTTTAATTCTTGCTTATTCATATCTACCTTCATTATTAACGTTCAACAATTCGAATGCAATTCCTTTTTCGGTTTTCTTAGCCATCCATTTTGCTGTAACCACGCCACCATTCCATGCTTTTATGAGAGGGAGAACCTTACACTCCCCTACATTTATAATCTGTGTCATATACTCACAAGCACCTTCAAAAGTGTCGAATGCGTGAAGTAATACCGTATATCTATCTGATTCTGTGTAAACGTTCATTGCTCTTATCTCCTATACTTTAAACCAATTCATAGCTTTCTGTATTCTCGTTGTATGCTACGACTCCTTTCTGCTGTAAATTACAAAGTGCAGTGTTGAAGTTGTAGATACTAAACTCTGCATCTGTAGCTTCAATCAAGTACCCTTCCTGGTAGCCGAACTTGACCTTTTTCAAAGCCTTTGTAATTCGTTTCTCTAACGCTTCTACTGTGTAAACTTTAACCTTTTTCATTGCTCTTATCTTTATAGGGTTAGTAAATGATTTCTGATTTGTATTTCAAACCCTCCAAGGCAATTTTGATGAAAGACATCATTTCATCATACTGATTTGTGTTGTCTAAATACTTAGAAAACCAAGCTTCTGCCTCGAAATAACCATCATAGAAATGGTCGTTGAAACTTCCGTCCTTATAAGATGATACAAGTTTATTGTAACCTTTCTTATAATCCTTCTTGCTATTGAAACGTACTTTAATTCTCATTGCTCTTATTTTTTAATTGTTATTTTATTTTTGATAGTGCAAAGGTAGTCATTTTTTTGCAAATGACCAAATTTTAACCGCATTATTTTTCTTGCTTAACTTTATATAACTTATTGATTACTAGAGTGTTAAATAAAACCTATTTTCCTCTGTATAAGGCTAATTCCGAAAAATGGTATAAGGATATGGAGAAGAAAATAGAACAGCTTAGAATGGCTTATGTAAAGTATTTAACCTTTCTTTAACTTAACTAGTGTTACTAAAAACTACAGGAAGCTAATTTGACAAAAGATAGTCAAAAATGCCTTTTAACATGGTGTTACGGAGTGTTAATACTAAAAAATGCACTCTAACCTCACGGTCGGAGTGCACTAAGAGCAATGAAACGTTAAAAGAAACGTTTCGGCTGCAAAGTTACAAAACTTTTCTGTATCTTGCAAATTTATACTATACTATTTAACAATTGCAAATCATTGTCTCTATCGAAGTCGTATGGATAGAAGGTGTTGGCAAGGGCATCCATCTTGTCGGGAGAACGTTTCAGACGCTTCTTGATTTCGTCTTTTGGTTCCATGATGATTGAACCATCTGACTGAAACAGCCAATGCACTTCGCACAATTCTTGATCCAACTCATCATCGGGTGGGAGTGCTGCAAAGAATCCATTCTTCGGGTTGAGCCAGTCACGTATGCACCAAAACAGATAAGCCCTCATGTTAGCGAAAGAGTAGCAGCCTGTCACATCATGCTTGTTTCTCACGCCTTCCGAGAACTTGCAAGAGAATGCAGTTAAATACTTTTGCTCTATGAGTCTTGAATAAACTCCAGCACCTTCTCCTATAGTATCAATGAAGGCTTTATTCTTGGAACTCAAACTTAGGTAGTGTGCGACTTGACCTGCGACTGCCATGTGGTCCGCATGACCACCCGAATTATGACACTTGATTTCTGAAACATAGTTTCCTTGTCGTGGAACATAGCAAGACCTATCGCGCCCCATACCTGCGACATCGACACCTAATCGTATTGGCTTATGGGTGATAAAGCCACTATCTTTAAGTTCCTTCCATCTTCTATGGGCTATCTCGCACCATTCGTATGGAATGAGGGTATCTTCGGACACCTTCGGAAACATACCGAGGACCTTAACACGGAAGAGGTCATTGGGAGTATAATACTCACCTTCCCACACAAAATCACCACGACCTTCATCAAACTCAGACTTTCTGATCTTCTGTGCCCATGCTGAGACCTTATCGGCTACCCATTCATAGTCAACTTGACCAGGGATAATGTTTTTCTTGCTTACTACGTTCTCTGCGTTGAGGGATGATAATCTAAACTTCTTGAATCGGGGAGACTTCATGGAGTTGGCTGCATACCCTGTAGTAACGTTTGGGTTGAATACCAATAGCAATCGAGAGTTACCTTGCAGGTTACCCTCGATTGCATTATAGATGGTGTCCGAGATACCGGATGCTTCTGTTACGATGAACATGGTGTTTACAGCATGGAATCCCGACCAAGCCTCTGTGTTGTCGGCTGAAGATTTGAAACCTGTCAGATACCATTCCTCGTAATCTGTTCTGATACCATCCGACAGCAAACGACCAGGCAGAAAGCCTGCCTTTTTGTATAGACGTGCAACTTCTGGTATCATGATGTTTGTTACCTGTCTTCCTGTCGGTGCTGTAAGGGCAATCTTGGTGTTCTTTTCCAAACTACCATCCTTGCCGAAGCGAGGAGTGAGGTATAGAAAACATAAAGCGGCTACGGCAGCGATGAAGTCCTTACCCCTTGCAGTTCCACTGGCTACCGTTGTCATTTTGTTCTTCTGAACAGAACGCAATATAGCCTTTTGCTCTTCGTCAAGGCGAGCCTTCAAGACTTCCTTGGCGAAGAGACACCAATCATTGCGCCATGCAATCATTTTTTTTATTGCTTTCTGTTCTGACATACTATATTATTTTACTTTCTTTTTCTACTTGTTTGCTTGGATGGGTTTCCTTCGACATCTACATATACATGATATTCGTTATCTCCGTACCTATTCTCTACCTCCTTAATATTGGTTATTGTATATTTCTGATTATGAGCTATTGTGTTCTCACCTGCAGCACCTCTACCTCCGCTATTATCATTTTCCTTACGATTAATAACTTTTGTTCCTTTCTTTGCGTTATAATGAAATAGAACTCCAGTTAAAGGTGGTTCACCTTCCATTTCACGCATATCATTCATATCCATCACATCGTTAGTATAATCTATGGCATCACGTTTTATAGTCGTTGTACTTTTAAGATATTTGTCTGTATAAGTCTTTCCGACCAACTTGTCATAGCCCCCGTTAAGTTTGAGTTGAGACATTATGGCATCTAACTCTTCATTGCTTCCTCCTCTATAAAGAGAAGTGTTTTCTTTTAGAGGTTTCGCTAATAAGTCAACCTTATCAAACAAGCCTTCTTCATCGGTTAGATAACCATTATCGTTAACGTATTCGTGATATTGCTTCTTTGCTAACTCAATATCACGCCCCCGCACACCCACATCAGTCTTTCGACTCTTTGCACTATTGGAACTATTTGTTCCTCTTGTGCCATTACTTCGTTTTCCCATAACCTAACAATTTAATTACTAACTATAATAAACTACTTTGAGAGATTTGGGAAATCCTGCATGTTATCAAGCATATCTTCTACAGAGAAGTTCTTTACTTGAGTATCATACAAGGTCTTTTTAAGCTCTTGGTATTTTGCTTTTGCATCAAGATCAAGCATACCGATGGTATCTTTCATCTTTTCAAAAGCTTTCAACTTATTCTTGATGATGATGATTGGTGTTACATAGACGGCATTATTTTCCTTACACCACTGCTCAATCACGTTACCACCTCCATAAACGATGAATCTGAATCTGTTGCCATTTGCTACGAACTTGGCAATCTCGTATTCAAATTGCAGTTCATTTAATCGGTCTGTGCACCCCCTTGTGGCGAATGATGAGTAACCTTTAGGGACACCCATCAAATTCAGCTTATAGAACTTAGGAGCCACATTTAAGTCGACGAATACACCAATCCCCTTTTCCTGCATAGCTCTCGCAAGGAAGCGTTTCTTATAGATAGCCTGCATACCAAAAGCTATTGGAGTATCATTTGATAAGCTGAAGTTTGGCTCAATAATGCTACCAGGGTTATACTTCAAAATCTTCTCTGGCTTCTCATAGATTGACCGGAATCTATAATCATCAGTATAGAAGTGGAGTGTTCCCCTGCCATTCATGTTCGTTGTTCTTGCCTGCTCACCAAAGCAATAGAATGGGATTTCTATGTACTGAGGTTGCACATCAGACAACAAACATGGTATCTCCAACGGATTGTCCGTAGGAAACAAACAGTCTGGTATATACAATTCTCCGTTATACATAATTATCCTTCTTCATCATCGGGAAGCTCCTTCATTAACTTCTCGAATGGGTTTTCTACTAATCTGTTATCTACTTGCTCGACATAACCACGCTTCTTGCCCTTGGTTTTCAGAAGGAAGATGATTGCAGTTAGATTACCTTCGTTCACCTTTTCAACCAACTTGCTTTCAGTAAAGTCAAGAATGCCTTCATCTATATCATCCAACATCTTGGCTAACTTTTCATCCTCTTTTCGCCAGTTATATAAGGCTTGGCGTGTAATGCCCAAAGCTACTGCCGTAGCAGCCATATTGCCGCCCTTCTTTTCGTAAGCAGCGGCAATTTTTTTTAATTCTGTTCTTCTTACCTTTGCCATAATCAACCTTTTTAACTTGCAGATGCTATGACTGCTTTCAAAGCATCTATGTAAGACATATTTTCTGTTAGCAACAAGCAACGTGCTAAATCTCCAATAGGTCCGAGACCAGGAAGGAGATTGACGTCTATCACGTAAAGGTTACCTTCATTATCGCAGCGCATATCAATACGTGCATGATGTCGTAACCCAAGACTGGAGAAAACATCGGAAGCTATCCTCTTAGCCCTATCATCTAAATCTCCATAGACCTTGCAGCCGACCTCCATATAGTTTTTCTTGCTTTCGTATGTTTGGATGCCGCCATTTGTTGTACAGATTACCTCCATTACAAATGTTCTGAGGGGAATGCCTTTTATGCAGACAACCGTAAATTCTCTTCCATTTATAAAGTCTTCTATAACAACGTCTCCTTTGCCTTTCGGATCAAGCTTTTTTGTTTGAACTCTGATTTCATCAGCGGTATGACAGATGTTTAGTTCAGAGATACCAACACTATCACTTCCATATCTAGGCTTTACGAAATAAGTTTTTCCGTGCAAGTCAAACACCTGATGATACTGATGTGGTACTCTAATACCATTCATCGTAAGCCATCTTGCAAGTTTAGCTTTATCCCTTACAAGTTCGTACTTGCTAAAATCTTCTGCCGTGGTCCTTACACCTTTCTTTCGGATTGTATTGATGAGTAACTCACTTGCAGTTCTTAGCAATACGACATCCTCTTTGTCAATGAAGTCGAGGTTGTCTGTCTCGTCAACAACTGCTAATTGGATATTTTCTCTACCAAGTGCTTCTTGGTAATATCTGAAAACTGAAGGTGTATTCAGTTCTTCCATTTCCTTCTTACTTGTTATGCTCCAAATCATTTTCTTTTTCTCCTTCCTTTATTTCGGTTAAACGTTCACTTGCTAACTCTAGCAACTTTGCAAATGTGATGCTTGGGGATTTTATGCCAAACTCCTTACCTATGTCCTGTTGAATCTTAAGCAGGGTTTTCTCGTTATCTTCTTCGGAAGCTAGAACGAGAGCATCACTTTTGCGTGCTTGCTCACGAATGTCTCCATACAATGTGTCCAGACTAGCAAATGAGCTAGGGTAGAGGATGATGGTGAATACGAAATTCTCCTGCATGGCATATACATCTATACCCTCTGTGCTTATTGGCTTAATCTCGTCAATGTTCACATGAGCAAACTTCTTGAAGTCGATAGATTGAATTGATGCAAACAACTTCTTCAAGATGCTAACATTAGCTTCACCATGAAGGGAGTTGTGAGATAATTCAATAGCAATAGCTTCATCATTTGTAATCTCGCTCTCTTCTACATATAAGATGCCTAGCATTTTATAGTGCAATTTCTTGCATGCCCTCAAACGATGATTACCGCTGATCATGATGTATCTACCATTATCCTTCTTGATACAGGTAGGCACACTACTCAATCCAGACTTAGCAATGTTGTCTGTCAGTTGGGCGAAGTCTTCACCCGACATTTCATTTGCATTGATTTCTACCTCATCTATGAGGTTTATATCAACTTTTGCGTATTTCCATCTATCTTCATTTTCCATTCTTCAACGATTTTTGATATTTCTCAATGATTTCCTTATTCGTAGGGTATATGCCAAGTATTCCTTCGTAAGCAAGATAAGATGACGTGCAGTGTTCCTTCACTTTCTTGTACACGCCACGATATTTCATGCTCACAGGCTTATGGGTATAAGCGCAGGAGATAACCTTCTCGCAAAGTTTGTGCATTCTTCTGCTCAAATATCTTTGAACGCCAACAGACTGAATGCAGTACAGTATGAGTTTACTCAATCGAGGGATAGCATTATTCGTACAGAAGTCCGTCAACTGAAACAAATCATACCCCTTGTGTTGAGGTAGAGTAAAACCAAATCCGCCTAGAGTATATTTATCGTATTTTACCGCAAAAGCATACGTGCATACACTACATTGGTCCACCTTCTTAATATACTTCTTTTGCAAGCAATGAAGTAAAGGTGGGGCTACTCGTTCAATCATCAGTTTACTTGCGTCTGTAATCTCCAAATCATCGGGAGGTACAATCTCATTGCATTCGATTCTGTATGAAGAATACGAGGTGCTTGCATTATTTTGTGCAGTTGGCTTATTGCAATAGAGGAACCTTCCTGCAGACCGTCTTTCCCCACTTGAATTATTCCACATAGCTATCTTATGTAGGTTTCTCAGATAAGGGCTGTTGCTGAAATAGTAGAAATAACTATCACTCGGAATACTTTCCACAAGATTATAGTAGTCGTTCCTTGCAACAGAAAAATCTGATTTCAAGTCACTATTTTCAGAAATGAGTTTGAATGCTCTCTTCTGCTTCTTCTCTATTCTTCCGTAATTAAAGAAGATTACCTTCTTATTCTTGATGGCTTCTTCTAGTGTTCCGACATGGAAATCACATGTAGTGAGTAATCTCATCAATCGCTCATTTGCCTCTTCGGTTTTCTCGATAGATTCCCTTGCCTTAATTTTCAACGCTTCGAAGATGGCACTATTTCTTGCCGATTCACTCATGAAATACTTTTGCAGTTTCACCGCATAAAGAGCCAAAGCAAGTTGTCTTGATGGTGTAGGATTGTTATAGTCCTCCAACCATGCAAGCTTATCCTTATATGTTAGTGATGTTTTACCATTTGCCAACATATAGAGCAGATAGCAGTAGGCATCTTGGCAGTATATAGATACTTCCATCTTATCAAGGAAGAATAACTCATAGTAATACATGAAGCCATTTACTATGCAGATTTCCTTGTGTCCGTTAGCTTTTACAGCATCATACAGAGCTGAAACCATTTCAGAATTGTATGGTAAAGGCTTTGTCATATACGACTCTACCTTGTCGTATGGATTTCCTTGGTAGAGTAGCGGACATAATTCGTCTGGAACATCATATTTAAGCCCAGTAACCTCACAGAACTGCTGGTATGATGTAATTGATTTGAAATCCTCCAATTCGTGGCTTATAGCGTAATAAAATAGCCTGTATGTGGAAAGAACACAAGCCATAGCTTGATAGAAATCATCAGTAGCATGATAAAGTCTAAACTCTATCGTCTTAGTCTTAAAATATGCAGAAATATTCACTGCATGACGTATGAAACCTTTGTTTGAGTTGTTAGTGAATAACTTCTGAATATCCTCGAAAGTCTGAGCCTGCAGGACTCCGTCATAATACTTTTCTGTTGGAGTTGGCATCGCTATGGATATAAGCTCATCGCATTCTGATATTTTAGCATACTGCTTAAAATAAGGGTAACACACATAGAAGAATAGGAATACTTTCTTTATCTGATCAACAGGTAAATCACCGACATAAATGTGCACATGGGTGTAGATGCTCCATTTTAGCCTGCCACCTGCAGCAACCATTGATTCATATACAGAGCGGAGGTCATGCAGCTCTTTTAGGCAGCAAAGATGTAGTGGAGGGGTATTCACCTCTCCACCAAACTGCTTATTGCTTGAACAATCGGTATTATCAATGCTCTCCTCCTTGCTCCAGGAGTAACCTTCGGGCAAAGTTACCTTCGCCCTTTCAAGATTGCACATTTCGATTTCAATACCGAATGTTCTGTTTCTTATGTCGCTATCTACCTTCATGAAGCATATCTATTTCGTTAATAATACCTAATCTCTGAATAGTTCTTCCTGTTTTACGGAAGTCTATTCCTAAAGCTACACTTGCAAGCGTAATAAGGGATGATGTAACAGGTAACTCTAAGCCTATATGATGGGCAATACTTTCCATCAGTACCAATCCCTCTGAAACGTCTTCTGTGATGTAACGTGAGTGAACAGATGTTGGGCTGATGGCTCTATCACTAGATTCTGAGTAACGATGCAAACTCTCTATTGGGTCTGACATATTGAAACCTCCTGCTTCAAATACGCTTGTTTTGAAAAAGCCCAAGTTTTTTAAGACTTTCATCTTTTCTTCGTCAAGTCTCATCAATAGATTGATAGTGGAGTCATTTCCTCTTGCGTATGCTTCACGATACATACAGAAATTTCCCTTTGAATATTCTATTCTCGGAATACTCATAATTGAACCTACCGTATGCAACACCATATTTGGATTGAGTAATGCAGACTCAAGCACGCAATATTTTGCTATAAAACCTTTGCTAATTTTATGCAGTTTCTCCATGCAGGTATCATGATTAGAAAAGCATGCTACAGGAATAACTTCATGCCTATAACCAACACGAAAAACAACTTCGTTCGGTTTATCATCCAACTCTACTCGTCCTTCCAAATATGGACCTGTTGTTTCAACTAACATTGGTAGTTTTCTGCAATGTTTCTCAAAATAGAAAGAGGATGCGTAACTAGAGATACAGACAACAATCTGATCATTGTGAAGATATTGATGGATGCGTTCTACCAGACCTTCATAGAAGTTACTCTGAATAGCACAAAATATAACTTCTGCTTCTGCAACCTTACTGAAGTCTTTAGAAACCTCTTTGATTGCAGTTTCTATGTAAGTTGATTTCTCTTTAAGAAAAACCCTTTTGCCGTTCTTGATAAGTCTATCAAAGGCATCTGATTTGTATGAAGATGTCTTTAGAAGTGTAACTTCATGACCTTTAATAGAGAGGTCTGCGGCAAAAGCTACACCCACGTTGCCCGTTCCTATAACTGCTATTTTCATGCTCTTTTATTTTAATTCTACAAAAATAGAGCGGCTAGAGGGACTCGAACCTTCGACCTTCACATTGGGAATGTGACGCTCTGACCGACTGAGCTATACCCGCAAAAGAGCGGAGAGTTGGAACCGCACCAACGACCTCAGTGATGGTATCACTGCGCTCTACTAACTGAGCTATCTCCGCTTATAATAACAATATTCTCTACACGCAAAAATGCTCGTCTTTCCGAGCCGCCAACCCTAGTGGGTATTCCGATGGAAGGAGGGATGCCTAAAACAAGCTTTGCTCCGAGTAAACAGGATTCTTGGAAATTCCAAATTCCTCGACCTGTACTCCCAACTTTTCATTCAGCCATTTTGCCACTAGGTGGCGATGGCAAAACTCATCTGGCTTTTCGAAGCAACATAGAGCTACATCTTTTCCATTTGCCATTTTCTCTATTGCAGCGAGAAATGCTTTTGGGTCCCGATGAGCCAATATCTCAGAATTGAAACGTTGCACGTAATCTTCTTCCGATTTGGAGTTGTGAAGAATATCCCATGATGGTGACACGTACTTGTTTGACAATCCTGTAAACCATTTCGGAGGGTAGAGGGCAATGCCGATCATCATGATACCAGCTTTTGCTAACTTAGCTCCGTTTGAGAAGTATGATGTATAAATCTTCATTTCTTTTGTAACTTTTTGCAAAGATAGACAAAATTATTTAATCAACAAATAGTTTCTTGAAAAAAGTGAGAAATTATTTTCAAGCGTACATTTTCTTAAGAAACTTCTTTAGATATTCGTTATTAATATCCTTTAGTGGAGTAGGGGAGAATGAGGTATCTCGCTCTACTGTTAAGCCTAACTTTGTTGTTAGCCCCTGCAACTCGGTTAAGCTTGTGTAGCCGTACTCGCCTTCACCACTTCCGTTGATAGTGATTCCGTAGGCGATATTGTTCTCTAGGTCTGCTTCTAATATGAACCAAGACCATGCACCAACACAAAGGAAGAACTTTGCTTGACAGATGGCTTCTTCCTTTTTGCCATCCTGTGAGTAGAGAGGATATTTTTCCAGTCTCTTCTTAATTTCTTTCGTAATCAGTTTCATTGCTCTTATGTATTTTTTTTAGATTTCTACTTCATTTATTTCGTATTCACAATCAGAAAGAATATTCTCGATAGTGTCTCGCAAATCTTCCAATACGTCCATTTCATCTTCATCGTCTGCGTCAAATTCAGACGATTCGTAAACATTTGATGAGGTCCATTTACCATTTCCAGTTATAAAATTATAACCTTCCATTCTCGAGTAAGCCTTTCTTGTGTCTCTGAGACTTATTTCAACTATTACCTTTTTCATTGCTCTTATCTTTTAAATTGTTATTTTATTTTTGATAGTGCAAAGGTAATCATTTTTTTGCAAATGACCAAATGATTTGGGCAGAAAATACTTTTTGCTAACTTAGTTTAACTTATTGTTATTCAGATACTTAGCGTTTAGTATAGTTACCGCATCTACTATCATCTGACTAGCATCAATTCCTAATGATTGATAGAAAGCACCATGTCCGCAAAGTGATTCGTATGCAATTCGCATGGTTCTACGTTCATCCCTTGTGAAATCATACTTAAAAGTAGAAAAGATGGAGAGTGCTCCTTTCAAATCTCCATCTTTTAGCTTTTGCACACCTTGTGCAGTTTTACTCAGCTTCATAAGGCTCAATCTTTCTTGTTGTGAAATCGTCTGCGGTCAAGATGATTTCTGACCCATTAACCATTTCTTCGACTTTATCGCATGCGTCACTGCCATTGATGGCATCAACCTCCACTACCTTTTGCAGGTATTCGGTTACTTGCACTTTAACCTTGTGGATGGCAGCTTTCTCTAGTTCCTCTATTCGAAGATTGAACACTTCTAGGAGTTCTTTGATTTCCTTTTCGATTTCCTCGAAATCAATGATGATATCCTTCAAGCGTTTAGGTGCTCCGTTTATTCCATGACCTTCTTCGTCACACCAGTTTAAAGCTTCACCATCTGGATCGAAGTTCTCATAGTAGTTGGAGAGATGCGCCAAAAAACCATTCGGGTCATTGTTTGGCATTTCGATTGACATATTGAAATCTTTACCTGCAGGAGAATAACGCTGAAAACATACATCAACAAGTTTGTTGTCGTGGTCCAAGAAATCTACTGTCCAACCCTTGTTTTGTCCAATGCTGATAATCAAATCTAATAACTTCTGTTCCATTGCTCTAACATTTAAATGTCGTTATAATGAAGACCTTCACCCTCCTCTAGTACATGGTCTTCGTTTTCTACTAATTCTGAGAGGGATAACCAGCATCCACGATAAAGAGCCTTTTTGAGGTCTTGGTAACGTGCTTCTGCTACTTCCTTATCTGTGATGAGGGATTCTTTAAGTTGGTCCTCTGTGTAGAGATACCATATCAATTTGTATATCTTCATAATACTTATGTTTATTGTATGTGGGTAATCAGAAGAAAGCCATACTTTCTATTTAATGCAATATCGTATTCAATCAAATGGTCCTTGAAATAATCAAAGCAAATATGTTGCAAGCTTTCAAGTATACTTATTGTTGAAGACAGAGAATTGCTGTTTGAGCTCTCAAAACTTACTTGTTCGTTACCTTCCGTCCAATCTACCTTAAAGCTATGATTACGGAAAAAAAGACATCCAACCCTTCCATTGAAGTCTATTGATGCAGGCTTATCGCTTTCATTTTTAGCGATCAAGGAAACCATCTTTACTAAGTCTATCATATCTCAATCCTTTCTTTGAAATCTATAATTTGGGCATTCCCTTTTATTAGCTATCACAAGCAGGACAGGGAATAACAGACCATGCTTGCAACAATTACCATATTCGTCGGCTGCTTCGCAAGTTTCACAGCCATAATAGGTGTTGATGTTGAATGCGCTCATAACTAAATCTCCATTGCCACTTCAATTCCTTTCTTTGGATTCTTAGTAGCTCTGTCTAGGCAAACCTTTCCATTGAACACACCCTTGACGATAGCATAGAACTCGGTGGTCTTCTCGCCATCTTTTTGTGCAGTTGGTATTTTGCCAACCCTTTCACAGACTATTCCGTTTTTAGTAAGGATGGTGTTTGTGACCATTTCTCCGTAGTAAGACTGCTCTGTGCGCTGTTGAATGACTTTACCGACTACCTTGACTTGCATACCTTTCTTGATGGCATCAATACCACCTTTTAAGCTATCCTCGTAGTTCTTCACCAGGAAGAAAGCATAAACGAACTGCTCCGAGAATGTGTAGTAGTCATTTGCTACTTTCTGCATTTCAACCTCGAATTGCGATTTAGGCTCTTTAGAGAGCGCAAAATCGCAGACCTTTGTTATGTATGAAGAGTCAACTGTAAACTTCTTTGAGTCTCTTATTTCCTCTAATTTGGCGATTGTTTCTGATGGGTAATAGTGACCATTTGCGTAATAGCCTTTCTTGTAAACAGGGCACTCGTCATACTGAGCCTTGCACATGGCGATCATTTCATTCTTCAAGATGGCATCCGTATATCTACTATCCTTAGGACCACCCCAAATTGGGATAAGGTCTCCATAGTCATCATCGGTGGCATATCTGATGGTGTGGTCGTAGGTCTCATGAAGTTTGCGTGTAAAGTCTGAGAGAAAGTCAATGTACTTCAATCCGAACTTTTTTATGCACTCGCAACCTACTTGCAGTTCATCGCCAGTTTGCGTATTCTCGATTACGTATGCGTTGTTACACCAATGACCACATAGGTCGCATTTGCCGTAATCAGCTCCATGCTCCTTAATCTTGAATACCAACTCCTTGGTTGTATCAGCAGGAGTAAAGGCTCCATTCTTATATGTGGCCAGCAATCTCCAATTACTTTCGTCTGGCATATTGATGGTGAGGTCACAGATGTCATGCCAATACTTACCAATGATGGTTTGACAATCTTCTACTACCACATGACGGAATAACTTTTTTCGTGGGTTACTAATGGTGTAGTCGAAACCTTCTACATTGCGCTTTGTCTTGTCAGCAAACTTCTTGAATGCGTCAACTGACTCTGATGGAATAAACGTTTTTATCGTATTCATTGCTCTTATCGTATTGAGGTAGGGTGGTTAGCCCTACCATTTCCTTCTTATGCGACTTTCAAATATTTGCGTAAATCAACCAATACTGATGCTACGCTTACAAAGTATGGAATGCCATTTCTTTCTTGCTGCATGTGGATTCCGATGCTTTCTAGTACAGCTTTTTCACTTTTGCTGTAGAAGTTATCGGCTAGCGTACCAAACTCGTTTTTGCCGTATGGCTTGTTCAGTATATCGAATAGCTGCTCCTTCTTCATTTGCTCCTTCAACTTGGTTGCTCGCTCTTCTCTAGCTCTTGCAACTCTTTTGAAGTTCATCTTCTCCCAAAGAATGCAGAAAGCATCCTTATCTAGGTCACTTGCCATATATACATTCTCGATGGAAGCGTATTCGGTAGCATTGACCGACATTCCTACTCGCTGTTCAAATTCTTGCTGTGTCATGATTACTTGTATAAATATGGAGATGTTTCTCTTCTACATTACTCGAACGATATAAGGAAAATTGTAACCTCTTCTTCCATAAGTAAACCCATTATTTTTATTATATCGGCGATCGCCAACAATAATGAGAGTCTTGGTTACTTTGCTGACCGTTACTACACGTTCTTCAAATATATAGTTAACAATAATCTTGTCTCCAACCTTAATATTTTCGAATTGTTTCATTGCTCTTATCTCCTATTCTTTAAATTGTTATTATTTTATTTTTGATAGTGCAAAGATAGTCATTTTTTGCGAATTGACCAAATTTTAACCGCTTTATTTTCAAGTACTTACAATAGTTTAACTTTTAAACTTCTTTATAGTCTGTTTGCTAACTTTTGCTAACTTTTTAATCAGAAGTATTGTAATTTGGGAAACTTTTACTATCTTTGCAGCATGAATATACAGGAATATCTAAAACAATGCTCTGTTAAGTCCGTGGACGAGCTTACAGACGAACAGGTTGTGAACTACTATACCAAAGGAAATGCAGGTGTAGCTCAAATGTGCGCAGTAGAATTAGCTCTACAAAACTATCCTATTAACGGCTTTACGAGAGAAGAAATAATGCTCTCTATTCGCAAGGCAATGAAAACTAAAACAAAGTTTGGTCTGACCTATATTACCAATGAATCAGCCGTAGGTCCTACCGAAAGAAAATCAAGATGGGTGGTAGAACCATAGACTACCACCTATCTTTTTGTCGGTTTGTTTAGCTTATAATACTTCTCATAGAGAGCCATAGCTTCATTATAAAGCCTTGGCAAAACCTTTTTGAAGTATTTATTGTTAGACCAATAATTTTCGCTTAAATGGGCTATAATCTCAGCTAAACAATTATGCGAACTCGATGCGAAGTAATCGACTTCGTGTCCTAACATTCCCTGTATCCAGTTGTGGTCTTTGTCGATAGCTTGCAAAGTATCAGAGATTTTGCCAAATTGTTCCATTACATCATACGTTTTGTCTTTTACGAGTTTGAGCTCTTCAAATAGTCTATCAGCGATTTTCCATTGCGAAACACCTTCTCCATCTACGTATCTATACTCGGGCTTGTTGTAGTCTGCAAAAAACCTTTTATAAAGATTCTTGAAGTCTGCATTTCCTTCCCAATTACCTTGTAATGCGGCTTTAGCGTGTCCGTATTCGTGATATTGGAGTCCCTTGCGATACCATTCTGAATTTAAGATTCTTTCCTTTAGACCATCGAAGTCTATTCTAACATGCTTATACTTACTCCAATAGTAGGCTTTGTCGCCGCTAAGGCTAATACAAGGAACAAACTTGTCAAAGCTGTCATAGAACTCTTTCTTTCCGAGCCATTTGGTCGGACTCAATCCAATACCTCTAAAGCCTTCCACGATGGTATGAGGTGTATTGAAGGATAGCTTATCTAAGCCATACGCAATCAAATCTTGATCCGAAGACAGCTTGTAGATGTTGTACGCACCCTCTATCTCACGATAAACCCTTTCATAACCTCGGACATCAATCCTTGCAGTTTCTATAGTCTTGATGTAATCATTGAAGCGAGGAATCCATCTTGTAGGAATGATACTCAAATCTGCTGTTCTCAATTCGTTCAGATGGGTAGCAGCTTCCATGACCTCCTTCAAGCCGTTATGATACTCGTCAAGAAAGACCTCATAAGCCTTGCCCCAGCCTTCTGTTATGCGAGCCGATTCTACTCTTATCCAAGAATTGACGTTATCAATGTTTGGACCATACAGATTTTGCATGAGCTTCTTTCCTGCCATAACTGCTTCCTGGTCGTCTAATGCAGTCTCCAATTCCCAATCATCGAAATCATCTATTAGCTTCTTAGGCTTCAACGGAATAGAACGAAGGTCTTGCAGTTCCCTACGAGCTTCATCATAGGTAGCCTTCAACTTTGGTTTTATCTTGCTCACTGGTTCAAATTGTGTAGGAGTGATATTTGCAAACTTCTTGGTTATTCCAGCCCTCCAATCACCGAAATCATAGCTATAATCAAACTTAGCCAGATAACTTTTCTTTATCCTGCCGAAAGACTCTACAGCTTGACGAACCTTATCATCATACTTATCGAACATATCTGACAAAACAGAACGTTCACTATCAGTCAGCACTCCAAAACTCTCTTTAAATTGATGTGTAGTGAGGAATTTTTCAAAGCTTGATATATCAACTTCATAGGCTTTAGCATTTCGCCTTAATGTTGCTATGTCAGAATTATCTACATCTATGTTGTATTTCAATAAGTCTCTGTTCTTCCAAGCAAGCTTTATGGCTTTTTCGTCTCTGTCAGCATGGCGGTACTCAGCCGCGTCCTCAACGGACAGGTGCCAATACTTTCTGTTATCCTTCAAGAAGTATGGAAGTGTTTCAGCTTGCCCGATTCGGCTGCGGTTATTGCGTACCCAGTCATTAAAGTTCTTTGGAGTGCGAGAAATCATAGCTGACTTCTGAATGGAAGGAGAACCATAGTACTCTTCATCACTCATCACAATAGGTACAACATAACACATGCAGTTAGGATGCCAACCTAGGAAGACAAAGTCTTTTGGGTATATTCCCAACAAATCATCACAGATGTCGGGTGCAGGGTGTCGTTTACTCAACTTAATCTCATATCCCAAGATGAAATCAAATTGTTGCCAACGTGTCTGCTCTGCCTTTCGGTAAGCCATGTTTATCTCGGTTCTTGCCAAACGTATAGAAGCGTATTGGCAATTCGCGCATGTAGCGGCTTTTCCGAACTTTTCTGTATAATCTGCCTTTAATGAAGGATAGTCTAACAGATACTTACTGATTCGCTTGCTGAGAACAACCGCAGACTGCCCTCTTTCTATTGCAGTTGATATGGTATGCTCCAGCTCCTTTTTCAAGGCTTGAGACTGATACCATAGTTTCTGCGAAACAGACAACCCCTTATCAACCCTATTCTGAAAAGCCTTCAAAGCATCCGAATTAGGTTGGAAATACCTGTTGTACTTATCTCCGCCCTTCACAAAATCATAAGCACGAAGTACCTTTCTTGCAAGTAGGTCCTGCATGATGTTACTTTCTTTCCACTCATTTGTGGTACCTGCATAGATGAGGTTATTCATCTGTGCAGCATAACTGGTCATGATGCCATTGATGGTTTGTTTCAGTTCTGGATAGTCCCCAAACAAGAACTCCGCAGAACCATCATAACCGACACCATCTATAGCAGTAGCAACTTGGCTAGCGATTCTATCATAAATGCTCTGAACTTGTGCCACGTAGTTAACTAAGCGTCTGTTCAGAGCATCGTATGCTTTCTTTTGGTTGGGGATATTTGGTCTCATTTATTTCGGCTTATAATGTTCGTTTACACATTCCCTTTGATAGAGGATAGCAAACTCCTCATAAGGGCAAGTGCCCAACGTTGGCTCTCCCGTAACACTAAGATTACGTGGATTGGAAACGTGGGCACATAATTTGCAGAACTGAGGTTCTTTTGGAATAGGCTTAACCTTCTTCTTTGGAGACATAGCAATTAACCTTTACCTCTACAATCGTATTGCCATCCTTCTGATATACTCTCTGCTTCATGATCTTGGATTCGATAGTATTGAGTACATCTTTCTTTGCCTGTGCGAGAGTTTCCTTTGTTATCTCACGCAAAGCTTCTCTCATGGACTTGACATGATGGTCTCGCTTGTAGTGGCGAATGTAATTCTTGTCGATACTATAAGCCTTGGCACATACCTTTGGCTCTAGAATTTCTTTCTGTTCAAAGACAGTTACACTGATAGGGTAGAGTCTTCTAGCTAACTTGAATAGCCAAATTGCGATTTTTTTCTTCATAACTTGTGCAGTTTATTGCGTTTATATTGTTTGTTCACCCATAGCAAAAGCAGACTGCTGTACTGCTGCCGCATTAAGTTCATCCTGTCGAATATCCTCCATTGTCTGCTGAGGGTCTTCCGACTGCCCAAGCTTAACGATGGATTCAAGCTGACTTTCTACCGGCTTACCACCATTAGCCTTTTGTCTGATGGTGATGTCGTAGCTCTCATCCTTTGGTATGTAAGGAGTGATGATGTGGTCGCAGGTGACGTTATCTATCTCCTTTTCCCATTTTGGATTCATGACCTTCAAGAATGCCTTGATTACATTGAACTCTCTTTCAAAGAACTCCTTGAAAGCGCCCGATTCCATGCGAACTTTCAGATGTGCATCTGTGAGCAACGTCTGTCTTGCATCGTAGCCGATATTACCAAGAGATTTCATATTCTCAAAGCTAATATCTGGCATTTGAGAAAGCATCCAGTACAATCCGAGGAGGGTTTTATTCTGACCGCTAACCGCTTCTTGCGACTGATTCCATGATACGTATGAAATATCGCCATCATTCTCGACTCTCCATATACGCAAACTTTCTCCCTTTTTCTCCTGTCCGACTATTCCACCCTTAACTTTTGCGATTGGTGCAGCGTTATATGCAATCACGTTGCTATTGCGACTGACATTATACTCAAATTCACTTCGGATATTATCAAGCCCCTCGTAGATGGCGTGAGGTCGAGACAGGTATGCTCCAGGAATCTTATGGATGATGATTTCCTCACCACTCTCAGTGTTCCCATCCTCATCAACTTGTGCAGTTACTTCCTCCCACATTTCACCAAGGTTACTTTTCTTCCAAATGAAATGATAGTTTTCTGTAAAGGTCTCGAAGAATGTTACCGTCTCTTTATCGGAAACGGTCTTATCATATTCAAACGACATAGCTTGCATATCATCATACTCATCAATGATAGGGTACAATCTTACTTCATCCATAGGAGAGAAGGTTTTGCATTTCAACTTGTAGTTTGATTCAAAACCATATAAAGAGTTATGCTTCTTGACTGAATACCAAATGGTGAAGATTTCACAGCTTGCGAAATAGGCTAGTCCACGTTTGTAGTTCATGTTGTCAATATGAGCACAATCGTAGATTTTTTCTAATGCCTTTTGGATTTCCCTCTGAATATCATTTTCTGGAGTGTTGTACTTTCTCTTAACTGGTATAGAGAATGTAAATTCTGTTATTCTGTTTGTGAGCAGCTTTTCAAGGGCAACCGCTATACGGGAAGATTTTTCTCCATTGTCTTTATCACGAAGGCTTATGGTATCTGTCATTACCTTATGGCTTGCTGGCTCATATAAACTCAAAAGATAACTCCACAAAGGGACCATTACAGTCCTTCTGCGTAGCTCTTCTATCTTTTGGCTGATAGTATCAGTTTTCTTGAGTATTTCTTCGATGTTCATATCTTTACTACTTTTGGTGCAAAGATACTAAAAATATTTAATCAACAAATAGATTTAATCAAGAAATTGCATATTTATTTTCGCTTATAGAGCTTTTTATGTTTTTGATGATAATGAATAAAGGCGATACAAGCAAATCCGCTTATACCGCCTTAGATAGAGCAATAAAATATCTTATGCAGGCATTAGTAATTGTGCCTTTTCTTTGTTCACGATTTCTAATACCATTTTAGCTGCCTTGTTTACGTCTGTCAAAACAGAAACGATGAACTTTGGTTGCTTTTTAAGCTTGCTGATCCAACCATCTAGGTAAGCAGCGTTATTATCTAAAATGCGACTGCTAAAGCCTAGGACGTTTCCGATAAGAGCTGCTCCAAGCTCCGCAACCAACTCTTCTCTTGCATAGTCCTTTTCTCCTTTCTCATTCTCAAACCCTCTATTCAATCTAGACTTATGCCCTGTTGAGTGAACCATTTCATGTAGAAGGGTTGAGTAGTATTCCTGTCCATCCTCGAATATCTCCTGCTCTGTATTGCCCTTCTTGAACTGACTTTTAAGAGGTGTTGTAATATCATCTACCCCAACTCTGTAAAAAGCTCCACTTGAATACTTGTCGTAGCGGATAGGGCAGAGCCACTTCTGATAAAGAAGCATATCATCAATTTTCTCGTTGACGTACATACCAGCCGTGTCTGTCGGCAACTCATTCTTATCTTTGAGACTGAACTTCTCCTTCAACTTATTCATTGTCTTAGGTGCTACCTCTTCGAGGTTGGTTTGGCTGAGGTTGAACACATTATAGCTCTTCAAAAAAGGCTGGACTTTGCAGTCTAGTTTGGCTGATCGAGTCATTCCGTTGTAGCTGTCTTCTGTTATTTTGTTTCCATTCTTGTCTTTGTACTGGATGGACCAAAATAGAACAGGGAAGCTTTTCTCTCCTTTGTTCACACTAGCTCCTAATGCCTTTATCTGTTTGAAGGTAGCAAAGATAGGATATTTGAATCTTTCTTCGTCCATCATGCAGAGGAACAGGAAGAATGAGTTCATTCCATTATATTCACGCCCTCCAAGGTTCACTGGGTTTCCACCATAAGATGTGGTGAACCACCCCATCTTCCAATCTCCTGCCTTCATCTTTTGCATTCGTGAAATCATCATTTCAGCGAAATGCTCTAAAACGTTGTCTGTCTTCATTGCTCTTACTTTTTGTATGCAGTTATTACAATTTCTTACCATACATTCTCGTTATCTCATCGTAGATATATGCTCCGCTTGTATGAGGACTGCCAAACAATCCAAGAATGCGGTTATCTACAGTGATGCTGTTTGTCTTGACGACAACTCCGTTTTTGATGTGGTCACAATAAACTTCATTGCCGATATGGTAAAGCTCCATTTTGCGATTATAGCAATCTGTTCCAATATACTCCTTACTCATGGCGATCTCCTTTCTTTTTTAATTGTCTGCATGCGTAATACATTTTATTGAAGTTATCTACCTTCTGACGGATTTCGTCTTTAGTATGAAAATTACAAATCATGTCATGATAAAAAACTTCGCCGTCTTCTTTAATAAATAAACAGATGTCTAAGTAATCTGTAGCAAGACTAAACGTTACACGCCCCTTATTTCTTTTTACCTTTTCCAATATAGCTTCTACAGCTTTCTTAAAGTGAATGTTTGTTCTGTCTAACATTTCATTGCTCTTATTGTGACTAGTTGGTTGGACCAGTCGTTACCTTTTTATTTACTTAATATCTAAGAATTTAGAAACCTTACTAACAATCCCCTTTGCTGTTGAACATGTTGAAGCGGTTTCAACTGCCACACTCTTGCCATCCTCATAATAGGTAATCTGGATTCTCAACTTGTTACCATGGAAGCAGTTAGTTACATGCGCTCTAAGATTGCCCTTACGAATGTCACCTTCGAAATAGTTATAACCTCCATCAAAATCACTTGTAACTGCTGCTACAACCTCAGCTTTGCTTGATACGTTTATTGTCTGTTTCATTGCTCTTATCTTTTAATTGTTATTATTTATTTTTGATAGTGCAAAGGTAGTCATTTTTTAGCATTTGACCAAATTTTAACCGCATTATTTTTCTTGATTAACTTTATATAACTTATTGAAAATCAAAGTGTTAAATAAAACCTATTTTCCTCTGTATAAGGCTAATTCCGAAAAAAGGTATAAGGATATGGAGAAGAAAATAGAACAGCTTAGAAAGGCTTATGTAAAGTATTTAACCTTTCTTTAACTTAACTAATGTTACCGAAAATTACAGGAAGCTAATTTGACAAGGAAAGCGCAAAAATGCCTTTTAACATGGTGTTACGGAGTGTTAATTAGGTGGTTCGCCACCTTTTCTTGTTAGCAACTTCCTTAATTCTAGCACCTCATTTCTCAATTCAGCGTTTTCTTTTCTGAGCTGCGAAATGAGGTGATTATATGATAGTTATGTTGTCCATATCACTTAAACTTAATGATGAAAAACTCATGCCCCAACCACTTGTCTGGGCAAAGACCTTTCTTAGGCTTGCCGATACTAATGCTCTCTATCTCCTTCTCAATTCGTGGACTATCCTTGCGGTAGCCGTTGATGAAGAGGACGTGAGTATAAGGTTTTGCGATAAAATGGTTACAACGTATCATCAGTTTTAGATAATCAATATCTCCGCTTATCTTTTTATCCATCAAATACTTCGTAGGATTTTTTGCAAAAACATCATAAAGTCGAACTGTCCAGTAATCCTTAATCGTCCGATACTCTTCATCCTTTTCTCCGTCAGCAATCATGTCGAACCATTGCTTGCTGACGGTGAGGATTAAAACTTTCTTCTTTGCTTCGGATAAATACTTATCCATAACCTTAGTTAATCTTTCCATACGCTATCCTTACACCTCCTCCCAGTCGGTTGCCAGAATACATTCAGTAGGTATAGCTGCAACACCTAAAGAGAACATATTAGACATACACGTTCTGTATGATATTGTTTGAGGGAAACAGTCGCCTCCGCATATAGCAAATATGTATTCGCTATTTTTACGTCTAACATTCTTTCCTTCCTTCATTCTTCTCAGAGCCTCCGAGAAGTCAAATGTTTCATTCTTCATCGTTTTTCTTCTTTTTACTTGTTAAACTTATCGCCTTGGTGATGCGGTGGTCTCCTGCGTTCTTTCCTATACTTTTCATTCCGCAATAGTAACCCCATCGCCAAAGCCAATACTTGCTACCATAAAATCTTTTATAGTAGTTCATTATCTTCTTTGCCAATCTAACCTTCATACGCTACTTCTTTTTATTACAAGGACAACTACTAGCGTGAATAATAACACAAGCTCCATGTTCCCTGCCCACAAACAGATAGTCGTGCCCTTTCTTGGTGAATATTTTTATATTAAATTCTTCTTTTTCGTGTGGAGTTCCTAAGCTGAAAGAAATCTTAAAACCAATTACCCCTATTATGAAAATTAAGACGAGCCATACGGCTGATTTAAACTTTTCTTTCATACGCTATTTCTCCTTATCGAATTTGTTGCCAACAACAATAAATTTACCTAATGAAAGATAATAACCTAACGGTTTTTCATAAATCTTTCCATTAGCATGTGTGAGGTAATACCCACTTAACTCTTCCGACCATACAATTTCTGATGGAATAAAAGGATAATTCTTGATAACATCATGTTCGTACAATTCATTGCCCTCACAGTCTTTCAGCCCTGTGTACTGGCAGACTGTAGAAGGGTCAACCTGATAAGTGATATTTCGGTTCAGCATACTTTCTTTCTGGCGATTTTCGATGATGTATGTATTACCATTCTCTTCGTAGAAATATCCGCAAACCCATACTTTTCCGTCAAGACGTTTAGCCTTGAATTTGATATTTTCTGTTTTCATAAGCTGTTATTTTAAATCACTTGCACAATCAGCAATGCCAACACTATATCTCTCGACAAACTCAGCAGAGCGTGCTGCCATTCCTTTAATCATTGCCTTTTTATGTGAGACGTTACCAGTAGTTAAAACATCAGCTTCTTCGGCAATATTATTAAACCATTTGATAATCTTTTCTCGTAACTCATCCGTTATTACATATTCTTTCATAACTATTCTTCTTTAAGTTCTATGTGATTCTATAAACTTAGTCAAATCGAGAGGGAACTTCTTTTTAAGTTCTCTTTCACGTTTACGTCTCTCCTTCCTTGTGGGTGGAGGAACGTATTCATCTAAGAATGCAAACGTTTTCTTGCAATTAGCATTTAATACTGGAATATATACATCCAATAATGCCTTTAACAATTCTTCCATATCAATCTCCTTTAAGTTCTACTGGCTCATCGCTCCAAGATAACTCTCTTCCGATGAGCTTCTTGATGCTTCCTTTAGGTAGCTCTACAGGTTCATCTTGCCAACTTCCTTCCATATCACCTTCCCAAGACTCTTTGTAATATCCTGCACGATGTGGCTTAAAGTTAAAAACAAGTTCTTCTTCGTGTTTACTAACACATACCCACGCCATAACTATTTAACTTTAACGTTATACACTCCATCAATGACCTCTACTTCATAACAATCGGGACAATAGTGTTTACCATCTATCATTTCCCAATCAGAGTAGTCACCAATATCGACTTCTTTGTTGCTGAATAGTGCAGAGCAAGTATCTGTACCGCCAAATACTTCTCCGCATCTATCGCAAACAATCTGATACATTGTAATTGGTCTATACATAAGCTATTCCTCCTCTAAAATTCCAAAGACCGCTCCGTCGTCAAATGTAAATCTTTTCATAATTTTATCCGAATTAAAGCCACCGATACAATTTATATCTATATTTTCTTCGCTAATAATAAGAGTAATTAAGGAACGACTTCCATCTTCCTTAGACTTTATCCACCCGAACGGCTGATGCTTCTTCATCTCAGTCCAACATTCTTCTACATTGGCAAAAGGGCGGTACTTTGCTTTCGCCTTACTATCTGGCTTGATACGATATTCTATATTGCTCCAATATGTAATATCTTTCATTTCCGTCCAATCATTCGGAATATCTTTACCTTTTATGGCACTCGGTTTGGTTCTACACTCAATCACCCTTCCTTCTGCAAAAGCTTGAAGAATAGGATAAAATTCTTTAGCTTGATTTCTGTCCATAATCAACTATAAATTTATATATTATTTTAGAGTAGTCTAAATTAGAACATATTTAAAACACATTAACATTGTTATTGTTTATATAATCATATAAATGATTACCTTTGCACTCGGATTCTAGGACATCATAGTCCCCCATCGGCGACACTACACGCCGTTCTTCCTCTGTTCAAGGAGATTACAAAGCCCCTTAGTTGCCGCTTAGGGGCTTTTTTCTTGTACTGCTTTGTAGTGGGCAGTATTCCCCCAGATAGAGAAGTCTGGATAAACGATGGAGGGACTTTTGATGGAAAAGAATCCAAATGACAACAAGGTTCGTGTTTTCTGCAAGTACATCATTAGGAACGGAAAGCGCATCTATCCCAAAAATGGGACTTGCTTTTCTTTCTTAGTATAAGCAGAATGAATCTTTTTCGGGGTAGCGGCAACTACCCCTTTTTACTTTGGTTCATACAACTCACAAGACTTGCGATTTATTCCTCCAACTTTTCAATAGGTTTCCAATGAGTGATAGAAGCCATTCTTCCTTTCCATAAGATAATGAAGCCATTACTATCTTTTGTGACAGTTGCGCATTCCACTCTTCTGTTTTTGAAAACATTATCAGGAGCCATCTTGCTTGTTACAAAGACTTCTTCTCCGTAAGGAGGCAACCCATCCTCAACAGATACCCAGTCTGACTTTCCTAACTCTATCAAAGCATCATGCAATAAGCTATTCGCTTTTCTTAAAGGAGCATTATGCTTATCGTTTCCAAACTCCAAGCTATCAATATTGCTGCTGATAACTTCTTGTATCAACTCTTTAACTTTCTTCTTATTCATAGTTGTCACAAATTAAAATATTCACGTATCTGCTCACCTGTCATGCGATATACCTCAGATATTCGGCAGTCTCTAATTGAGCTATCACAGGCACTGGTATGTTCATCATTACAACTACCATCAGCAACACGCTCTACGGCTTCTTCTGGTCCTGTTGCAAAGTCAACGCTTAAAAGCCGCTTTTCTTCATCACTAAGTCCTTTTTCATCCAAAGCTATATTCAGAGCAATTTGCAACTCGTCATGAGCCTTGTCTGAATAACCAATAGCCTTATCTAGATGAAGTTTGATTGATTTCTCTTTCTTATCCATACTTCCATATTCTCTTCTTTTTACCCTCTCCCTGTTGCCAAGGAGAGGGTGGTTAGTTACTCAGTAACAACTTCCCAATCTTCCGCAAATACATCAGATACGGAAGGAACCCAAGAATCTGCTCTTCCATCTGGATTGATGATAAGCATCTGATTGGTGTAGTCAATGTGAGGATTCTCACGATTCATCAAGATGCTCTTAGCAGACTGAGGGAGTGACTGCATCTTAGGGATGATGTCACCCTCAATGTGTGAAGGAACCTGCTTCACGATAAACAAGCCCTTACCATTCCATCCCTTACGTCTTACCGCAAGACCAGCCTTCAACAAGTCAATAGCTCCGCCGAAGTTAACAGAGCCTACTTCACGATAGGCTTCCTCAAACACACTCTTAGGAGACCAAGACTTATATCCGTCCTTGTACTCTACCAAGTAGCCATCTTCCTCAACGGTTGCTGGCTTAATTTCTCTACCAAGCACTTTCTGTGCTTCTGTCATAGTCATAGGCTCTGCCATAATGACCTTTGTACCAATAAACATTTTCATATTACTACTATTTATGCCCGTAGGCGGTTAGAGATTACTTGCTATAACATCTTTGTATGTGCAGATTATAGCTGCTGAAATTTGGAGTGGGTTAAGGTTAATATTCTTCGGCACACTATAGCATAATGCCTTTAATATTTCAAAACGTTCTTCTTCTGTCATATCTTTTAAAATTTATGCCCGAAGGCGGTTAATACTTTGTGATTTCAAATTGGTCGTAAAGCGGTGATTTCTTAACATGAGGTATAGAACCCAATCCGTTGTTACCTGTTACTATCACTATCTCCATATCACCTTCATTATCACAAAGGTCTTGAAGCTGTTGGATAAATTCGCTTATAAGCATACCTACACCTCCATTTCTGAGTTGAGATTCAAGCCAAATAGGAGGTGCTGGAGTTGATGAACATACTTAATGTATGCAATTTGTGTACATACATGGTTGTTAGTAAACGGATATACATCAAACTCATCACCGATACCTTTTTCTATGTAGATAGGGAAATATCCATATTCTTCAATATCTGGTTTTGTATATACCCAATGACTATTCTTTACTCCTCTGCTCATCGCTTCTTCCTTCCACCCATTCTTCTCTAGAATCTCAGTAGTGAGAGGAATCGGAGATACCTCATCATTATAAGTTTGAATCCAATCGTCTTTAGAAGAACCTTGAAACCCTTTACCAATAAATACAACAAGACTATAGCAACCTTTTCTTCTTAAAAAAGTATTTGTTACGAAACCTATTTTTCCAGTAGCTTCTCCATATTCAATTTTTACTATATCTCCTGGAATATATTCTAATTTATTCATATACTTTACTTTTTACGATGATTAAACTTTTTGATAGCGTCCTTCTTAGAGGATGCCATAATCTTCACACCCTTAACGATAAACTCATGTTGTTCCTTTGGCTGACACTTCTGTCTGTCAGAAGGAATGTTACCATTTGATGTATCAAGTCTAGGACTTGGGCTTCCAAAAATATCTCCTTGTGCGTAAGCTGCCGTAGCAGCCATCATTAACGCCATTCTCATTAAATTTCTATTCATATTTACTCCTTTACTTCTTTAAAGATTACATTCTTTTTGTCTGAACGATATTTAGGAAGACACTTCAATCCAAGTGGAGCTGCGCCACAATAGCCAGCCACTCCTTTAAAGAAGCATCCTTCACAAGTGTCATGTTCAACAGCTTCAAGAATAATAGTTACTCTTTCGCCTACTTTAAGCTCTTTCATTCTTTGCCTTTTACAATATTGTACACTTGTTTTAACTTATCTATTGATAAACGTTCAAAATCAGAAGAACTGATAACGTAGATGAGAGCCTTACGAAGATTCTCTTTTTCAATATCTGATATTTCCTTTTCTGTAGGAACAGATATTCTTGTAACATTCCATCTATCACTACCGCATTGCCAGCCCGAATCTCTTCTAAATCTAGCGTTATTAACAACAATTTGAGTCTTTGTTACTTTATCAATTTTGGCGATACGTCTGCAAGACCTACCTACAACTAGCACATCATCGCCAGCTTTCAAATCTTTAAGCTCTTTCATACCTAGCCCTCCATAACTTTAATTTCTCATTATGTGACACTTAATAACCCTGTGAACACCATTTGGCTGCGATTCATTAAAAATCTCAATGAACTGACGCTCCATTTCCTTTGGGAAGATGGGTTTTGTCGGCTTCGGCATAGTGAGGACGGCTTGAATCTTTGCCCCCCATCCAAGGTAAGCAGACATCTGCGAGTTATCATTTTACCAAACATCATAACCTTACCCTTTCACATAGTTGATTACGTGCTCCTGGGCTTGCTCATGCAAGTTATCGAAAGCGTCTTCTATAACTTTGGCTGTCTGATCGCCATTAAGGTTCTTCAGCATTTCGCCAACAACTTTTACCTGTTCTTCTATAGGTAAAGAACAGAACTCTTCAACAAGGAAGCTTTTCTGATAATTGTAAGACATATCGTGAAATAAGTCTGATAAATCTACGTTTGCTTTATATACTGACATAATCTTAATCGAAAATATGATGGTTCAACTTTCTCTTTCTGAGGTTTCTCTTAATCACTTCCATATCCTTGTGGTCGTTAGTGTGGTCCGCAAGAAGTTTGATGATTTCATAGATGTCATTTGCGTTATCCTCCAGGTTATCGCAAATGTTCTCGTCACCAAAGAAACTCTTATTGAAGGGTTTCAAGTGAAAGTAATATTTCTCTGCTGCATCACGCATTTGGTTGTAGTGCATCTTCTGCTCTTGTTTGTACTGAACCTTTAGCAATTTGAACATAGACTGCTCATCTTTGATAAGTTGGTCCAATATATCTGTTACCATTGCAATCAAGCACCCATTAACCTGCAAGCGCTGAATAATCTTTTCCTGCTTCAAACCCGATGTCACTCCCTGCTCCGAAAGAGTAACCTTCAAATCGTTAGCTGTAATTTTCTCTTTTCCCATTGTCTTACTTTTAATTGTCAAACCATAAACCTGCATATCTCCATTCCCAGTGAAGGCAAGTGTCATTAGGCTTCTTGCCTTCACTATAGCATATCTCGGAAGCTATGCAATTACTACATATATGCTTCATAATCATGGAAGTTTAGATACCAAATAATCTATCTCCTTATCCGTAAGCTCCAAATCGTTCTTACGCTTAAACTTGATGATGGCATCTACTCCGACCTCGCCTTTAACCAACTGATAGATGGCATCCTCATCAAATCCCTTATCTAAGTCCTTGATAAGCTCCATTCCCAAATCATAGATTTTCTGTTGAATCTCCTTTTTGAGGTCTGCGTTAATTCGCTCTAAAGCTTCTGCTTTTTGACTGAATCCGCATCCGCCCTCAATGGCGAAGTCGTTACTGATGTTCTGACACATCTGATCAATGTCCTTGCTACCGAAGAACTGAGCGAAATAGGTATCACCCTTCAAGGACTGTAGAATATCAATTTCTTCTTGCTTTGTCATAACTAACCCTCCCATGATGTCCAAAAGATAGTACCTTTTGGGTTTTCTTCATTAAAAATATGAGTATCAAAATAAGGCTTTCCTAAGTCTTTAATGATACAACTCATGCTACAATAGGAAGCTATACAGCCTTCTTGTATATAACCATTCGTTATGAGTTTGCCACAATTATAGCAAACACGCAGATAATCTTCAAGATTCAAATCTTTGATGATGTCTGCTTTCTGTGCTAACGTTCCGTTAAGGAGCGTTGCAGTTAGCTTTTCAGCTTGGTAGTTTCCGACTTTGGAAACTATCAATTCCTTTACCTTAGGTGGTAATTGACCTTTCTTTAACAATTCCATTGCTCTTACTATTTAATATTGTTAAGGGATGATTTTATCCAAATCATCTACAACTCCTTTAAGCCATCCCCTCATGTAAATGAGAGCATAAAGGTCGCAGTTCTCTTCTTTCATCTTTTTGGTCTTTCCAACCATGGCTTCAATTACTGCCATTTGTTGTTTAAACGTTTCTTCGTATTTCATTGCTCTATATATTGTGGAGTGATGGTTAGTCACTCCGTTACCTTATGCTACGTCTTGAATCCACTCTTTGAGGATTGTGCCATCTTCATTGAAGATATCAAGCTCTACTCCGTCATACTGAACTTTCTTGCCTTCATCTAAAGCAATCTCAAAATCTAAATCTAAGATGTGCTTTACGTCACTGAATGTTTCCTGTTTTTGACTGAGTGGCTGATTTTCAAAAACAACATCTTCGTATGTGTTATCTTTGAACTTTGTTGCCTTAATAACGTACTTTACCTTTTTCATTGCTCTTATCATTTAATTGTTAAACTTATTTGTTGTTTAATTAACTGATGCAAAGGTACAAAGAAATTTTGGATTGACCAAACGTTACTTTCTTTAATCGCTTTTTAGCAACTTTATTTAACTTTTAAACCACATAACTATCTGAAATTCAGCTTATTTTCAGCATAACGAATGCGTTGTCTTGTCAAGACTTCCCCTACATCTTCAAGGCTGATTTCTCCTTTCTCGATTCGAGGATTCTCACAAATTTTATAGATAACGGTACCATCCATGCAGATAACAGGATATGGAGACCCATCATTATTAGGACGATCTGAGAGGCAGACATGATGAGCTGCTTCATTAATACGCTTCTCGAAATCTTTCTGTGATTTCAGTTTCTTTCTCTCCTGTTGTAATGATTGGTCGCCAAGAATTTCAGCCTTGAACCAATCTGTAACGTCTTGTAACATCTTCATTGCTCTTTTGTTTATAGATTTATATACTAGTGTCTTTTACCCCACTTGATAGCGTTGTAAATGGCGTTTCTAAACATTCTTCTTTCCTCATCATTTTCAAGGAAGGTTGCTAATCTAGCTTGCTTTGTAGCAAACAAGAAATCTTTGTCTTCTTTAATTTCCATATCTACTTTCTTAATGATTTACCTGTGAAAGGAACAAACTTAGTGATGGCTTTTAACCTATCTATAGTTCGTTCTCCATATTTTACTTCGAGTTCGGTTGCAGTTAAGTTAGTGGTAATGATGAGAAGCTTTCCCTTTTGCTCTGCTGCATCACATAACTCAGAGAATGCGCATCTAACATTACCAAAAATCTTCGCAAGCTCTTCTGTACCAACATCATCAATACAGATGATGTGAAGTTTTAGAATATCGTCAATCTTTGTATTTAGCTCCTGGGCTGAAAAGATACTCACGATTTTTTTGCAAGAGTCTTGGAGTAAGAGCGGTAGAATATGCTTTGCTATTAGTGTCTTTCCGAGACCGCACCCACCTGTAATAAGAAGTCCCCTGCCTTCGTTGTCAGACATCCAATCAACAATAGGGCGATAATTCTTCTCCATCCATTTTGCATGAGATTCCTTGCCAAAGGTGTATCTTTTGACAAAATAGTCTAGACCTCCTCGTAGCCTTTGTTCGGCATTAGGAATCCTTATTCTCACCTTGTCAGCGAGAAACAAGGCTTCTCCTTTTTCGAACCTTTGAATAATTTGATTGAAATCTACATTCATAATTACCATCCTCCTTCGTTATAATCTTTGTTTTCCGAATTATGTAAAGCTGTGCCAGATTGCTTTGTTCCGAAGTCTTTATCTCGTCTTGCCCAATTCTGTAGCCTTAGATTTAAATCCCATGTTTTCTCAGTCTCACACCTCATCCTCGTTTTGGACTTATTCGTTTCTGACCAATAGTCATAGAACTTTCTGATCATATCCTTGCCATAAGTTGCAACATAAGGAACTAAATCTTGACCGAATTTTTTCTTTCGCTTTTCGGTTGCTGCTGCAATCTCCTCTTTCGTTTTCTTAGGCTTATCTTCCTTAGGTGCTTCTACTGGTTTAGTATCTTCATTCTTTAGCTCATCTTTAGGCTTATTGACCTCGGCTTCAAAATAGTCATCATAATTGCAGATAGTGATGATGGAATATAATCTTTCCGTATTCACTTCTATTAGCTGCATTTTTACTAGCTTTGACAAACAGGTTCTAACTACTTGTTTCCCTGCGCCAATAGTAGCGCTGAGTTTTCCAAGACTAGTTAAAAACTGCCCTCTTTGCTCGACTATCCCATCATGCTTTACTTCTTTCTCCTTTGCATTGTTTAGCAAATAAAGAAAGAGAGAAAGCATTTCGGGTTTGTCGAACCAATCCCAATCAAAGATGCTGCGAGGAAGTCTTATCCAATCTGCCATAGTTGTACAATAAAACCTCAACTTTCTTGTTTAGCTGCTTACGCAGGTGGAACCCAAACAATACTAATTGAGGTCTGAATATTTTTTATCCGAAAGTTCCACGTTTCAGAGATTTAATTTCTTTGGTGCAAAGATAATAAATTATTTGTTGATTAAATAATATTGCTGCAAATATTATCAAATATTAACTTTGATGCCTTTGAGACTGCTAAGTTTCTTAACCTCAGCTGTATAGTGAGCAATCATATCTTCTAGTTCACTATTAGTGAAGTGATATGTAGAATGCGCCTTCACGTTTAGCAAATCAAATCTTTGCTGCCCTATTTTTTGAATGAGGTTGCGTTGGTAGCCTATGAGGTGGTCCGCAGAGAAACGGTTGTCGAATTTACATTCTGCATGGCAGTTATCTTCATTGAATCTAGTTGCCATGTGGCGGCGACTATGGAAGTGACCGCAGTCCACATCTTCAAAGCTCTTTATCTGCCCGCAGGATATACACCGAACATAACCATTAGGCATAACATCACGCAAGCGGATATAAAGAGAGAATATCCGATCGAGCTTTTTAACCAAGTTAGGTTTGCTCTTAGAAGTAGTCTTTTTTACCTCTTTTTTTTCGGCTTGAGCCGCTTTTGGCTTGCGGTTGAAATAGTATTTATTCATAACCATAGGACTCTTTAATACAGCTTATTTCCGTGATGGTATTCTCTGCTTTCGTTATAACGCATCTTCAAGTTGATGTGCTGAACGAGGTCGATACCAAGTGCTTCTGCCCATTCAAATACGGAGGAAAGAATACTTTTATATAAGACACAGAACATTTCTGCCTTTACACTTATAGATGAGTTAAGGTTGCACGAAACGATAGTTCTAGTAACCATGATGGCATTTTCGGTAAAACTATGCTGTTTAGCATACTTAACCTCAGAGTCGAATGTGGAGAACCCGTCCTTTGCCTCAACACCACAAACACCCATTAAATCAAAAACACGAATGCAGATGTCAGCCAACTCGCTCTCTACTTTTCCCTCGATGGTATCAGAGTAGTATTTGTTGAACAAACCGCCATGGTCTTTGGCAAGTACGGTTTTAAGACCTTCTTTGTCAAGGTCGTCCATATAGTTTCCTTTGCGGTCAGCTTGTACGGCTTCTGCTACTTCTGTGCAAACCATCATCAACCAATGCGCATTAGACTTTTCTTCTTCATGCCATCCATGTTTGACAGCATTATCATAGGCTTTTTTAACCCACTCATTAATCTGTTTTGCTTCAATTTTCATAATTCAAAAACTTACGTTAGTTAATTGTTTACCTAGAGATTTGATACACCATCTTGATGAACCTTGCACCTCTAGGTCTATTCTTAAATCAGAGACTTTTCCGAAGGAACGGTAACTACCGCCAAGGTCGATTATCCATCCGTCTTTATCCTTGAAAGGTCTGATAGCTCGTCCCACCATCTGATAGTAGAGACTCAAAGATTTCGTTGGTCTTGCCAAGATAACCGTGTCAAGTGCAGGATAATCAAATCCAGTGGTGAGAACTCCGACATTAGAGACAACCTTTATGGTGCCATCCTTGAACTTCTCCAAGATAGCTTCACGTTCTTTCTTTGGGGTCTCGCCTGTAACGATTGCAGAATTAATACCTTTCTGTTGCAGTTTGTCTGTCAATCTTTCCGCTTCTTCCGTGAATCGAGTAAAAACCAAAACTCCTTTTCTCGGTATTTTATTCTTTGGCTTCAATACACGTAGGGTAGTGGAAGTAAGCTGATCATAGAATCCGCTTCGTTCATATTCCAACTTTAGTGAGTTTTCATCAAAGTCGTTTCCTGTTGAGTTGGTATGCACATTAGACATATCTAGCTGAGTGCAATCGAAGTATCTCAAATCGGCAAGATAACCTTTTGCAAGCAATTCTGAAATCTGACAATAGTACAGAACCTCATCGAATATTCTTGGTCTAGTTCTCGTAAGGAACTTTAGCATTGAGTTGCCATTAAGTCCCCTTCCTAGTCGATATGGTGTTGCTGTTAAGCCGATAACCTGTCTATCCGCGGCTTCGAAGAAGGTTTTGTATTGTCCACCTTTAGCATTACAAAGATGGCATTCGTCAACCATTACGTACTTGAAGTGCTGAAAGTCTTTCATGTGGTTCATAACGCTTCCGATGGTAGCAAAGGTTATTCTGTTTATATCCTTGCAACCAACAGAAGCGGAATATACTCCACAATCAAAAACACCATAGCTTTGCAGTTTAGCGAAGTTTTGCTCTAGAATTTCCTTTGACGGACAAAAGATGAGTAGCGGACTATCCAGCTTACTTGCAATATCTGCGATTACAAGCGACTTGCCTGCGCCCGTAGGCAAGATAAGAAGTCCATTCTTCTTAGTCTTGCCTGTGAACGCTCTAACGGCAGCATCACTTGCTTGTTTCTGATATGGTCTGAGTGTGTACATGATTACTCGTCTTCATCATTACCATTCTCATCATCATCACCGAAAGGAAGGTCATTATCATCAGTCTGCTCCTCAGCCTTTGTTTTTGGTTTTTCTACTTCGGGGAACTCAATACCGAAGACTTCCTTCATAGCCTGCTGATTGACATCTTCCTGGCTCCACAAGCCGCTTCTATCCCAATCTGGAATTTTCTGAACCTTGCAAAGCTGGAACTTATCATCTACCCAAGCAAAGAAGAGGTAATGACCATTGAGAGCAATACGAGCGGTCTTAGTAGAAGGTAAGCGGAAATCCGTGATACCATTCTTAACTCTTGCTGCCAAATCACTGACTTCAAGAAGTGCTGATGCGTATGCTTCTTCAGCATTCTTCTTCATCGTCTTGATCTGAGCAAGAACGGTTTCCAGCTCTTCCTTGCGCTTTGGCACATCATTCTCCTGCTTGATGCAGTACTCTTCACGGATAGCATGAATCTCGAAATCATCATACTTGCGGTCAACGACCTCATTGTCTGGGAAGAGAGCATTGAACTTGTCATGCAGAACCTTGATAGGTTCGTCTGCACTCTTTGCACCTTCGCAAAGTACCAACACGTCCTTGAACATTTCTTTCTGAGCTTCGGTCAAACAAAACTCAATCTTCTCTGGTCTGTGACCATCCAAATCTGCTAACATAATATTTTCTGTTTTAAATTACATAAATTCTTTACACTGCTCAATCTGCTGTTGAGCAAAAAATAACATTTCACCTTCATGAGGTGAAGGAAGGTAAAGCCCACACTGAGCACTACTATAATTTCTGAATCTTTCTATTGCAGTTGTCATTTCAGCCTTATCGAGTTCAGTACTACTTCTAATGTAGGTAATTTCCTGTCCCCTTTTATTAATTCGCTTTCTCTCGAATATATCCCTGTTGCATATCTTCTTAAAAATATCAAACTTAACTTCTTCGAGGGTAAAACCAAATTCAGAAGCAAAGTAACCTAACAGACAATGCAGGTAGCTATTCTGAGCCAAAGAACGTTGAGTGTTCTTTTTCTTCAGTTCAACGTATTCATTCTTCAGAACCATCTGATTACAGGCTTCCTTGAACTTTTTTCTATCGTAAACGTTCTTCAAATTATAGAGTGCCATAGTCTAAACTTTAAAATGGTAAGTCGTCATTATTACCTTGAATAGGGTCTCCGTTCGCATCTACGGCGGGAGGGAAATTAGAAGCTGATGCTGCTCTTGCAGACTCCATAGCTGCTTGTTGTGCGCTCATTTGCCCTGCACCTTGTGAATTGGTAGGCTGATTACCATTAACAGCTTGTGTCGGCTGATTTCCGCCCTGTTGCTGATTATAACGAGATTGATATTTCTCGATTTTATAACCTTGAACGTTAGTGAAGTATCTTACTTGCCCATCTTTCTCTGAGCGTGAACCATTCAAGGAGAATGATACCGTCACAATATCACCCATATTGAAGCCGTTCAGATCATCAACGTGATTGCCTGTAAACTCGAACTTTGGATAGTTTGCTCTCTCTATCTGCCCTGTGAACTGGTTACGATAGGAGCAATCCAAGACAAGCTCTCTTTTTTTGAAGACTTTGTCTTGATAGGGAATACTCTCCGTATTCCCTATATGCTGAATAATTCCACTAATCTGAAATGCCATTATTACTGAACATTAAAAGTGATACCATTATCACGCATGAAGCGTTCCAAACATTCCATTGCCTCTTTTGTACCGGTACAAACGTAAGTACGTGTCTCGGTTGGAGTAGGAGGTGCAACCGACTGTCCCATGGCGGCAGCGAAAGCATCCATGGCATCTTCTTCATTAGAAGACATCTTGCCATTCTTCGGCTGCTCTTCCTGTTGTTCGGCTGCTTTGTTCTCCGCAACTTCCTTTTGAGGTGATGTTGGAGGTGTCGCAGTTTCTTTCTTACTAGGGGACACTGAGCTAGCACGCTGTTCTTTCAGCTTGTTTGCGTATGCGATAGTCTCCTGCAGATTGAGATTCTCCTTGTATCGGGCGGCAAGTGCATCGTAATCTTCTGCAAATAACTTCAAGGTCTCGAGGTCTTTCTTGATGTTATCAACCTTTTCTGTGATAGCTTTTTCGATAGACTTCATTGAAGTTGTCTTGTTGAGCCATTTTGCATCAAAGATGAGGTCAAGTTTGATGCCGATGGTTTCTACTCCGCATTTCTCAGCAAGCTTTTCAATCTCTTCTTTCTTAGCTTTCTTGGTGCGATTTTCATCTTCTTTGATTACGCCATCAATGAGAGATACCGCATTCTTGATAAGCTTGCACGTATCGTTACAGGTTGTCTTGAACTCCTCAAAAGGCTTATTCCAAACCTTTTCAAGCTCCTTGCGCTTATCGTCAAGTGCTTTAGCTGCCTTATTGAGTAAAGCCTTGTCTTCCTTGCACTTTGGAATATCATCGGTGCTATAGTTGCTGATGTCATACATAGGCAAAGCCTTTTCAACTCTAGCTTTAACCTCTTTGATATTCGTGGTAAGCTGACCGATAGTTTCTTTGCTTACCACCAATTGCACATCCTTTTCTTGGAGTGCAACGATATTGGTGTTCTTTTCTTCTGCCATATTAAACCAAATTGAATATTTTCTTGTCTGTTATCAAATCTCTGTTTTCTTGAATGAAACTAATCAATCCTTCGCAGTGTTGAGTGAGTAGAGGAATATCCCTTTTAGGGTTAAACGTATAACTCTCTGTGTAGTTTCTGTAATACGTCTTTCCGATTTCCGAGATATTATATTCGAAGTCGTAAACATCACAACCATTCTTCATGAGGGCATAAGGATAGACCTTATGTTGCCAGTGTCTCTTGTAATTGCCAACTGCATACTGACGTGTTGTTTTCAGATCATGAGTGCAGAACGGCATAAGGTAATCAATATACCCATACAGCATTACTTTACCATACATGGTAGGCAAGACTGCTTGTATATAAACCTGTGGCAATGCTCCCTTATAGTAGGCTGCATAATGTCGGACTAGCTGAATAGGGAAGTAGAAACTTCTGCCGTTCAGCTTTGCTTCAACACCGATAGGTACTCGTTTGTTGTATGGTTTAACCTCTCCTTCGCCTACATAGTGGTAATCTTCAACATCTTGGAAAATAGTGTGGATATCCATATTCTCCGAATTACGATGAAGGACCATACAATCAATAACCTCGTTGAATGCTGTACCTTTGTCAGCAGCTTCACTATCGAATGGTACTCGATTTATCTTATCTATTAACGACTGGAATTGTATCTTCTTGAACTCTTCTGGAGTATGGGGTGGATTTTCAGACCATCCCCAATACTTACTCCAAATGATGTCACTATCAAGGTAGTTCTGATACGCATCCAAAAGCGTCGCATAGAACTTAAACTTGACTACTTCCATAGCTTATGCTGCTTGTGGGTCCTCGTATTGCTTGGTCTCCTTATTGTAAACCAACTTCAAAGCACTTACCTTCTCTGTGAACAGACTTCTTGCATGAAGAATGATGGAGTTACCCAAGTTTGCATAATCTTTGATGTGCTCGATGAAATGGTTTGCCCCCTTAGCATCAGTAATCAACTGAACACTCTCCTTAATCCATTCAAGAGCCTTATTGTACTCCTTGACCTTTTCTTCTTTCTGAGCTATCATAGACTGATAACGTGAGAGAATCTGAGTAGCGATGAAGTTATTAGGAGCGGTTGGCTGTCCGTTTGCATCAAGAATAACCGGAATCTGCATACAACCAGGAAGCTGACAGGTGTTCTTGCCATCGTTACGACTTGTAGGGTCAAAAGTGATGGTTCTGATTTGCTGTCCATTCTCACTTCTCATTTCGAGATAGCCAAGCAAGTCCAAATCAGTAACGATGTTGTTGTAGTTCTTCTCACGAAGTGCAGGGATATACACTGTACTTTCACCTTCCTTGCGTGTGTCACGATGTGCAACAAAGACGATATTCTTGTTAAGCTGTGACAAAGATGAGGTGAACCATTTGAAGTCGTTATTGATGGTACCCCAATCCTGTATCTGCGGGTTGCGACCATTGCATCTGTAGGCGATGATGAAGTCAATCATCTTTCCAATCGTATCTACAACGATAGTATCGAACTCCTCCAAATCCTTCTTGTTGTAGTTGAGCAAGTTGAGGATATCTTGCCAACTAGAAACCTGTACAATACCGACATTATCGTCCAAATGTGCGGTATTAACACGCTTGACACCATTATCAAAGTCAAGCAACAGAGGCTTAGGTGCTGAGAGGGCGAAAGTTGTCTTACCCATACCAGCCTGTCCGTAAACCATCATTTTAACGTTTTTCTGAATAGCAATTTCATTGCTTCTTTTAATCATACTCAT